ACGTTCCCGCCGGACCACCCGTTCCAGGGGACAAAGGCCGAAGCCGCCGCCCAACTTGGCAACGCCGTCCCACCGATGCTTGCCGAAGCCGTCGCGAGGAGCGTCCAGTGAGCCGCTACCGGGACATCGAACGGGCGTTGGTCGCCGAACGCATCCACCTGTGGACCGACCTGACGAGCGAGTACCTGCGTGACGGCAACTACGACGCCGTCGGGTGCGTGAGCCTGGTGCGGCGCATCCGGTTCATCTCGAAGGCGCTCGGCTACCAGACCGACGGCCGGCACATCCCCATGCCGTACCTCATGTGGCTTCCGGTCGTGGAGAACGTGAAAGACCTCGGCATCCATGCGTCGATCCCCGACTGGCTGTACCGCAAGGTGAGCGTGTCCCTGCTCGAACGGGACGAGACGTTCGATGACCCGCCAGCGGACGGCATGGTCATCACCTGGGCTTACGACGAACCCGGCTACCTCGACATCGACTTCGACTGACCACCCCGAAAGGACCCACCCAGTGGCTGTAGCGCAGACGCTCCGAACTCGGTGCCCCAATGGTCACCCCTACGACGAAGCCAACACTCTGCTATCAGGGGGAAGGCGCCATTGTCGAACCTGCATGAAGGAGCGATACCGGGCCAAGCATCCTCAGCGACCAAAGCCCACCTTGATCGAGTCGCTATGGCAACGGTTCGACCGGGCGCCCGACGGCTGCTGGGTGTGGAACGGCTCGATGATGAACGAGGGCTACGGCGTCTACGGCAAGCGTCGACGGGGGGAGTCGAACTTGGCGCACCGGATCATGTACGAGGTCATGGTCGGACCCATCCCCGCCGGAATGACCATCGACCACTTGTGCCGGAACCGGCGCTGCGTGAACCCTGCCCACCTAGAGCCGGTGTCTATCGCCGAGAACGTCATGCGGGGGGAGTCGCCACCCGCCCGCAACGCCCGCAAGGAAGCGTGCCCACTCGGACATCCGTACAACGCCGAGAACACCTACATGGGGCCAACGGGTCACCGCCAATGCCGCACCTGCAACCGCCTGAGAGGAACATGACGATGAATATCGTCTATATCGGTAACTTTTCGCCGCCACACTCAACCGAGAACGAGATTCTGAAGGCGCTTCGCGACCTCGGCCATGTCGTCGCCCCCTACCAAGAGAACGACCCCGCCACGTGGCGGACCCTGGCCGATATGTGGACCCCACCCGACTTCGTGCTGTGGACCCGCACCTGGGAGCTCGACCACGACATGCAGTACCGGGCGCTACTGAACCTGTCGCGCCGGTCGATCCCGGTCGTCGGCTACCACCTGGACCGGTGGTGGGGCCTGAAGCGCGAAGGCCAGGTCGCGACCCAGCCGTTCTTCCGCTGCGATCTGGTCTGCACGGCCGACGGCGGACACGACGCCGAGTGGGCTGAGGCGGGCGTCGAGCACGCCTGGTTCCCGCCGGCGGTGTCCCGCTTCGAGTGCGAGCCGGGCACGCCCCGCGACGAGTTCCGGGCCGACATCGCGTTCGTCGGATCATGGAACGGCTACCACCCCGAGTGGGGGCATCGGGCCGATCTGGTCCGGTTCCTGCAACGGCGCGGGGCCCGCATGTTCCCGGCGGCTGGTGAGCCGTCGATCCGGGGTGAGGCGCTGCGTGACCTGTACGCGTCGGTGAAGGTCGTGGTGGGCGATTCCTGCCTGGTGCCGAACGCGGATGGCACACCGGTCGAGCGGTACTGGTCGGACCGGGTGCCTGAGACGTTGGGCCGGGGCGGGTTCCTCATCCACCCGTGGGTCGCTGGCATTGACCGGGAGTTCCCGCTGCTGTCGACGTGGGAGTTGGGCGACTTCGACGATCTCGCCGGACTCATCGACCACGCTCTCGCCAGCGAGGACGAGCTGGCGGTGAACCGGGAGGCGCACCGGGCGTGGGTGGTCGAGCACCACACCTACTCAGTGCGGATGAAGCAGTTGGAGACCCTGCTGCGTGATCGGGGGATGCTGTGAGGTGGCGCCGGACTCCTGAACCGCCGCCGCAGCCCGTGACTCCCGAACCGACGCCGGAACCTGTCCTGACGCCGGAACAGCGGGCGCTCGTCGAGGCGCTGATCGAGGCGATCACCACTGGCCGGAACGGCTGCACCGTCTCCTCGGATGGTGGGACCAACTACACGGTTCACATGGAGGTCAACGGAGAGGACCGCCCCGTGGCGTACTACGGGTGGGACGGTCTGAGCGTGGCAGGGGCGCGCGGTAGCGGCTTCCGGCTCGCCCGTAAGGACCTGGAACGGCTCATCGACGCCGACACCGTCCGTCGTCAGACCGCCGACACCGACCGGCGGCACCGCAACGTCGCGCTCATCATGGGAGAGACCGATGCCTGACTACTCGTACCCCGTCACGATCAACGGCCGGTGGACGCTCCGGCTGCCACCTCACCGCGCCGTCCGCTACCTCGACGAGCAGACCTGGGAGAAGGAACGGCTCGCCTCGATGTTCCTGAACATCGCGAGCAACGACTACATCCTCGACGTGGGGGCCGAGGAGGGCGACATGAGCGCCCTGTTCGCCTCATGGGTGCCCGAGGGCGGCATCTTCCTGGTCGAGCCGAACCCGAAGTCGTGGCCGTCGATCAAAGCCGTGTGGGACGCCAACCCCGGCCTCGCTGTGCCGTGGGCGTCGTTCGTCGGGTTCGCTTCCGACGAGACCGCGGACGTGCCCGGCGGCGCCCAGTGGCTCGACAAGGTCCGCAGCCACCACGACTGGCCCGACGAGGTGAACGGACCGATCGACCCCGAGCACGGCTTCCGGCATCTCGCCCAGGAGACCGACACGACCGCCCAGGTCACCGTCGACCAGTTCTGTCGCACCCTCACCGAACGCACGGAAGGGTTTCACCCGCCGACGGTCATCACGGTCGACGTCGAAGGCTCCGAGCTGCGGGTGCTCCAAGGCGCCCGGCGAACCCTGGAGCGTCATAGGCCGCTGGTCTGGGTGTCGGTGCATCCCCAGTTCATGCCGCGAGGTCACACCTCGGAGTTCTTCCGGTTCATGGACGAGATGGAGTACCGGGTCACCCACCTGGCCGACGACCACGAGGCCCACTACTTCTGCGAGCCACGATGAGCGGCGCCGGGGTGGTCTCTCCATCCAACGACCGGCAGTGGCGGGCCAGCACGCGGGGACCCCGCAAGTGGGGGAACCTCCACATCTGGCAAACGAACTGGGGTCGTCCTCGGGGGAAGAACTGGAAGTGGACTCGGGGCCTGACCTACCCGCGGACGGCCGTCGCCATCTACGGGATCGAACTGCGATGCGGGGTAGCCCGTTGGTGGATTGAGGTCGGCGTGGTCACCGCCGACGCAAACGGCGGAGACCAGTCCTACTGGGCGCGAGCCATGTTCCGCGCCCGTACCCGGCGAGGAGTCTGGAGACGCGCGGCCCGTTGGGTTGAGCTGAACGAGGCGCCCTTGATCGAGCTGCTGCACAAGGAAGCCGACCGATTGAGGACATCCCAATGAACGCCGTGCCCGTCGCCTGGCTCTCCCTGCATCCCGAGACCCCGAAGCGGGGCTACTGGGACATGACCCTGCTCGACGACCTCCTCAACGGTAAGGTCGCCACCCCCGCCGGGTTCCCCAAGTTCGAGCACCACGAGGTCGACACACTCGGCAACCCGGCCTTCGCGAACGGCGCCGTCGTCGTGTTCCCTGCCCGCTACCACCGCCACACCGAGATCGCCGCCGAACTGGACCGGCTCCCGTGGGCCGTCGTCATGGTCGTCGGCGACGAGGAATCGACGTTCCCGTGGTGGCGGCTGCGCGGCGAGAACCGCCGGCTGTTCGTGATGACCCCCCGGCCCCTCCACCTCGACGAAGTACCGACCAACGATGTCACCTTCATCGGCGAGGGCTACACCCCGCACACCCGAAAGTTCGGCCGCTCGCTCGGCGCCCCCGTTGACGACCCGGCGCTGCCGTGGTGGTTCAGCGGCCAGAACAACCACTCGCGGCGCCGGGAGATCGTCCAGGCTCTCCAACAACTCCACGCCGACCACGTCTACGTGAGCACCGGGTTCTCCAAGGGCCTCGCCCCCGAGGTCCACATCTCCCGGCTCGCGGATGCCCGGATCGCGCCATGCCCGTCCGGCCCGGCCACCCCCGACAGCTTCCGCGCCTACGAAGCCCTGGAGATCGGCTGCCTGCCGATGGTCGACTCGACCTGCTCGGCCTACAGCAGCCACGAGGACGCCCGCTACTGGGAGACGATCGGGATGGGATGGCTCCCCCAGATCACCGACCCGGCGGCACTCGGCGCCCAGATGGACCGGCTCCTCGCCGACTGGCCGCACGCCTCCAACCATGCCTTCGCCCGGTGGATCGCCTACAAGCGGGACCTCGCGGTCCGGTTGGCGACCGACATCGACCTCCTCGACGGCAGCGTGTCCCGCGGCGTCGACGACGAGATCACCGTCATCATCCCGACCTCGCCGATCCCGTCGCACCCGTCGACCGACGTGATCGGCGAGACCATCGCCTCGGTCCGCGAGCGCCTACCGCACGCCGAGATCATCGTCGCCATCGACCAAGTCCGCCCCGAGCTGGCCCACCGCCAGCACGACTACGATCTCTACGTGCGCCGGCTGCTGTGGCGCATGAACTACGAGTGGCACAACGTCGTGCCGGTGATGACCGGCGAGTGGCTGCACCAGGCGAACCTCACGAAGTTGGCGCTCGGCAAGGTCCGCACGTCGCTGGTCCTGTTCGTCGAGCACGACACGCCCCTGTGCGGCAACGTCCCGTTCGCCGGGCTGGCCGACGCGATCCACATGGGTCACGCGGATGTGATCCGCCTCCACCACGAAGCGAACGTCCTCGAACCGCACATGCCGATGATGGTCGGCGAACCCGAGACCTACCAGGGGTGGTCGGAGGGGGTGCGGCTGTGGCGGACCTTCCAGTGGTCGCAACGCCCGCACCTCGCGTCGGCTGTCTACTACCGGAGGATGCTCGACACCTACTTCGGCCCGAACGCCCGCACCATGATCGAGGACGCGATGCACGGCGTCATCGCGACCGGCTGGAAGCACGGCGAGCGGTCCACGAAGTTGTACCTGTACGCCCCCGAGGGCGACATGAAGCGGAGCCTCCATCTCGACGGCCGCGGCGACGACCCGAAGTTCGAGATGCGCTACGAGTACGACGACGGCACCCCCGAGTTCGCCCCTCGGGCCACATCGGAGCGTGAGTCGTGAGTCGACTCGGGATGATCGTCCGTGCCGACAAGGGCGGGCTCGCGGCGCAAATGATGGAGGCGAGCCGACACCTTCGGCCGGCGGCGGCGCTCGTCGTCGACCTGGGCGACAAGGGGCGAGGCCCGGTCACCGACGACGCACTCCGCGACGTGGCGGAATGGGCTCACGAGGTCCGGGTGACCAAGCACCTTCCGCTGTCCGCCACCGACATCATCTGGCTCTGCTCACGCAGCGACACGGTGTTCACCGCCGAGACCGCCTACCACGACCAGTTCCACGAGTGCGCGTCCATGATGGGCGCCCGGCTCGTCGTCCAGGCCAACCCCGAGCTGTGGCGCCCGGACTACACCGCGGACGTGATCGTCAACCCCACCTGCTACGACCAGGCCCGCCGCGACTGGCCGATCCTGCCGGTGCCGGTCGCGACCGACCGGTTCACCTACCGGCCCCGCAACGAGGTCGCCACGACGTTCCTGCATCTCCCGGCGCCCGCCATGAAGGACCGCAACGGCACCAACATCGTGCTCGACGCCTTCCGGCAACTCGCACCGCGCCGGCCGATCCGGCTCATCATGCCGGGCTACGGCCAACGCTGGCGCTCCAACGACCGCAACATCACCGTCGAGTGCCCACCGATGCGCGACAACTACTGGGAGAACTACACCGACGACATCGACGTGCTGCTCATGCCCCGCCGCTACGCCGGGCTGTGCCTCCCCGCCCAGGAGGCCGCGGCGTGCGGCATCCCGACACTCGCACTCGACACCGACCCGCTGCGCCGCACCTGCATCACGGTCCCGCATCGCGGCTCCCGCTCGGTTCCCATGCAGGGCGGCATCTTCGAGGTGTTCACCTGCGACCCCCGCGACTACGCCGCCCAGATGCGCGAACTCATGGACAGTCGAGCCGCCGTCGCCAACGCGTCCGCTCGGGCGATCGAATGGGCCCGGTCGATCTCGTGGTCGATCATGGAGCCGCGATACCGGGAGGTGCTGGGGTGCTGATCCAAGGCGACTGCCGGTTCCTTCCCATGCGGGCTGACACGGTCGATCTCATCGTCACGTCCCCCCCCTATGACGATGTGCGCGACTACCACGGTCACCGGTTCGATCACCTGGCGTTCGGGGCCGAGGCATACCGCGTGGCGAAGTCCGGGGCGATCTGCGCCGTCGTAATCGGCGACTCGACTAAGAACTTCGCCAGGTCCATGTCCTCGTTCAGTTTGGCGGTGGATTGGACCCGCGAACTCGGGTGGCGCCTGTACGCCGACATCATCTACTCGCGCGCGGGGCGCCCCGGAGCATGGTGGAACACGCGATTCAGGGTCGACCACGAGTACCTGCTGCTATTCCTGAAGGGAGACCGACCCAAGACGTTCGACAAGTCACATCTCGCCGTGCCAGCGAAACGAGCGGGCGAGAAAGTCACAGGAACGCAGCGCCGCACCGACGGCGCCACAGAGAGAGCCTACGACTACGAGCAGGCCGCAACGAAGTGCCGCGGGACCATCTGGCACTACGCAGCCAGCAACACCGAGCCGAAGTCCGTTCGAGCACTGAAAGGGAGGCACCCGGCTACGTTCCCCGACGCCCTCGCTGCCGATGTCATCCAGGCGTTCTCGCGGCCGGGTGACATCGTCGTCGATCCGATGACCGGAAGTGGAACCGTCCCCTTCAAGGCCCGCCAGCTCGGCCGGGTTGGTATCGGCATGGACCTGTCGACCTACTACCTGAATGACATAGCGAAGGAGAGGCTGGGGTGCTGATCGACATGCGGGCCTCCCGCGCCCACTACCTGACCCACATGCTTCCGATCTGGAGGGCGCTCCCCGATGTCGTCCGTGGCACCGCGTATGCGCCGGCGTCGATCACCGGAGGCAACGGGACGACCTGGCCGTGGCGGCAACGCCCGGACCGGGCCACGCTCGTCGCCTCATGGCAGGACGCCCACGACACGACCGGCCCGATCATCTACATGGAGCACGGCGCCGGCCAGTCCTACAACGGCGACGACCGATCCTGCGGCCACCGCGGCTACGCAGGCGCCCGAGACATGGACCGGGTCGTGCTGTTCCTCACTCCGGGCCCGGACCCGACCTCGCGATGGCAGGCCACCTACCCGTTCACGCCGACCGTCGAGATCGGCTGCCCGAAGCTCGCCTGGTTCGACACCGACACCTACCGGGAGGCGCCCGGCGACCCGAAGGTGGTGCTGTCGTTCCACTGGAACTGTGTCGTTCCCGGCGCCCCCGAGGCCGGATCGGCGTTCGAGACCTACAAGCCGGTCCTCGCCTCCGTCGTCGCCGCTCTCCAGGGCGCCGGCTGCCAGGTGTACGGCCACTGGCATCCCCGCGCATCGCACGTCCGCATCTTCTGGGGCCAGCTCGGCGTCGACCGGATCACCGACCCCAACGAGGCACTGCTGTCGGACCTGCTGATCGCCGACAACAGCAGCCTCATGTACGAGGCGGCGATGGTCGGGACCCCCGTCGTGGCCCTCAACGACCCGTCATGGCGGCGTGATGTCGCTCACGGGCTGCGCTTCTGGGGTCATGTGCCCGGCATCCAGGTCGACGATCCGGCCGACGTGGTCGCGACGGCGCTCTGGGCGCTCGATCGACCCGGCCTCGCCCGCCAGATCGGTGAACGCGCGGCCCAGTGGGCGTACTCGTGCAGCCCACAGGACGGGATTCGGCGAGCCGTGGAGGCGATCACGGCCCTCGCGGGTGCCGGTTGAGGCCCCAGACCCATCCGTAGTACGTTACGGGCACGGAAAGGACCCCCACATGCCCCGTAGGACCGACGAACCCCGCAACCGAGTCCGCTCCGTGCGGCTCACCGAGCAGGAAAGCGACCAGATCGACGAGTTGCGCGGCTCCGAGTCGTTCAGCGACTTCGTCCGCAAGGTCGCGCTCGCCCTGAAGCCCCGTCGGCGGTGATCTTGGGCCCTCCAGCGGTGCCGACGGCTGTCGGGACGGCGCTCATGCCGGACCTGGAGACCCTGCACCGCTTGTTGTGGCCCGATCTGACGGTCTACACGGCCGTCGTGAAGGGCAACCCGCCCCCGAAGCTGCGTGTGCGGTGCGGGAAGGGCGGTCGGGCCTACAAGATCGACGATCCGGCCGAGCAGGCGACCGGCTATCAGCTCCGTAGGGCCTTCCGGGGCACGCTGCGAGGCCCGATCGTGGTCTCGTGCGGCTTCTACCGGGCCGACGAGCGCCAGGTCGACTACGACAACCTCCTGAAGCACCTCTACGACGCCGGGAACGGCGTGCTGTGGGCCGATGACCACCAGATCATCGGCGGCTTCTCCTACATGACCCTCGACCGCTCCAATCCACGCACCGTCGTCGTCATCTCACCCCTGGAGGCATGACCGTGGCGATCCCGAAGTCCCCGAAACCCCCGAAGTTCAAGGCCCCGAAACCGGAGAGGCCGGTCGGCCCGTCCGACAATGAGGCGATCTGCCCGGTGTGCGAGAAACCGGTGAAGAAGGTCGATCCGGGCAACACCTACGTCTCGATGTCGCTGCTCGACCCGACCGAATACATCCACGCCGGCTGCTACTCCGAGTTCAAGCGGCTCCAGAAGGAAGGCCGGTCCCCCGGCGGGTCCTAGTCGTCGCCCCCTGGCTCGTACCGGGCGAAGCCACGGGCCAGGGCGTCCTCCAGCGACTCCTCCTCGACCGACGCCATCGCGATCGTCTCCATGCACGACAGGCAGGCACCGACGGGGAACGTCTCGTCATCGACGTCGGCGGTGTACGGGTTGCCCCGCCACTGGAAGCCGCACAGGCCGGTGAACTGGCCGTCGGGCGGGTTGGAGCGGTCATGGTTGAGGGCGTGGGCGGGGCGGTTCAGGTCGGGACGGAACCAGATCATCGGTCGGCCTTTCGGTTGAGCCATTCGGAGAGAGCGACAGCGGTCGGCTCGTCGAGGTGGTGACGCTCGAAGCGCATGAGCTCGTTCGCCACGATAGCGGCAGTCAGGCCGTTGCGGGTCGTCGGCTTCGGCGGGTCCGGTGGTGGCGGCAGGGGGGATTCGGCTCGGCGGTGCTCGGCGACCAACTCTCGGGCCGACGCGGTGGTCATGTCTGGGTGGATGCGGCCGACCTCGACGAGCTCTCGGGTGCGCTCCGACGGGAGCCGCGTGATCTCGTAGAGCGCCGTCCACCGCGGCGGGAGCATCGACTTGGTGTGCTCGTCGGCTCCCTCGAAGGCCCGGTGGATCGCCATGAGTCGTTCCGCCTTGTCGAGCCCGAACGGCAGGACCCCGGACTGGACCCAGGCGACGAACTCGCCGGGATGCTCGGCCTTCGCTGCGGTCAGCTCGGCTCCCACGATGACCGCAGCCTGTTCGACGGCTCCGATGATCCGGTCGGCTCGTTCGTCGAGTGTGACCGTGGGGTGCATGGGAGCGAGCGACACCGCGCAAGGCTACGGCCGATCTTCGCGTCATACAAGTAGGGTGTGGGGGCATGGAGCCGGTGAACGAGATGAGGGTCCTCGGCCACTACCGATGCCGGGACTGCGGCAACTACGCGCCGGACGGCACCGGGGCAGCCCGGATCGAGATGTGCGCCGACTGCGTGCGGGCACGGTCCGAGCAGGCAGCCACCGTCACCCTCGCCCATGATGTCGCCGGGCGGGTCGTCGTGGACCGACCGAAGCCGAACCGCCGGCGCCCGGTCAACCCCACCAGGGAACGGAACGAGGCGCGCAAGGCGTACAACCAGGCCCGCAGCCGGACCTATCAGCGCCTCGTGGCGATCTACCGGCCGATGTACGAACTGATCTTGGCCGAGGAGAAGGCCAAGCTCGGGATCGGCACCAGCCCGCTCGTCAAGGCGCAATACCCGGCCGAGGTGATCGCCGAGATCGACGCCACGATCGCCGACGCCGCCGAACGAGCCGAGCGTGCCATGACCGCAGCACGACTTCAGGCCGACGCCTCCGGTACGGTGTCGGACGACACCCCCGCCTAGCGGAGACAACCGATGACCGATCTGGTCCCGGCCCCGATCCCCCTAGGGGACTGGGGGCTGACCCCCGAGTACCGAGCGAAGTTCCAGCGCGCCGCCGATGCGACCGAATCCGGCGCCCTCCCGCTCCCGGCCGGCGCCCGCAGCCACAGTCGAGGGATGTCGTTCGCTGCCGTCGAAGTCGAACTCGGCGCCCCGGACCGCAACAACGACCTGACCCGGATCGCGGCAGCCCAGCAGCGGTGGCAGCATGACGCCTACGGGTTCTACGACCGGCTCCCCGAGATTCACTATCCGGCGAACTTCATCGGGGCAGCCCTCTCCCGCTTCAAGTGGCCGATCGGCGTCATCCCGGCCGACAGCCCCAACGAGGAAGCCGTCGTCCCCGACAACTACGCCGACGCCAAGGCCCGGTTCGGCAAGGCGATGGCCGACGTGTGGCTCACCGCCTCCCAGGCGATCGTCGACCTCCAAGGGATGCTCGGCGGACCGAACGCCCTCGCCCAACTCTACGGGATCAACGCGACCGTCGCCGCCGAGTGCTGGCTGATCGGCGAGACCAAGGGCGGCACTGACGACTGGTGCGTCTACTCGATCCGCGAGTGCGTCGCGGGCAGCGACGGCCGGCTGTACCGGAACTCTGTCGATGTCGGCAACGCGTCAATGGAGTGGAAGCCCGCCTACGCCCGCCGCTTCTGGAAGCCGCACCCCGGACGACTCATCCAGGCCGACTCGGCGATGGGACCCCTGACCGGGGACTGCAACCGGCTCGTCGCGCTGAACGAGGCCATCACGGCGCGCATCCTGTCCCGCCTCGCCACCGCCGGCATCCTCTACATCCCCCAGGGCGTCACGATCGCCGGGCAGCAGGTCCCCTCCGGCAACGATCCGAGCGCCCTCACGTCGTCGCCGATCTGGAACCACCTCCTCACGGCGATCGAGATGTCGATTCGGAACCCCGGCTCGGCCCTCGGTGCGGTCCCGATGATCCTCCAGGGCCCGTCGGACGTGGCCGAAGCGATCCGCCACATCGTCCTCGACCGCACGATCGACCGAGTCGAGATGGAACTGCGCGCCGAGCTGCGCCACAACATCGCCACCGGCCTCGACCTCCCACCCGAGGTGCAGACCGGCCTCTCCGACGTGAACCACTGGTCGAGTTGGTCGGTGATGGACTCGTCGTTCCGCACCCACCTGAAGCCCCTCGCCGACCAGTGGGCCAACGGCCTGCTGCGGGTGTACGTGAAGCCGTACTGCCTCGACGCCGGGGCCGACCCCGAGTTGGTCCGTCGACTCGACGTGGTCGCCGACGGCTGCGACGTGATCGCCCGGCCGAACGAGTCCGAGGACTCCCGGCAGGCTGTCGACCGACTCGCGATCTCCCTGCGGGCGTTCCGCGACAAGAACGGCTACGAGGAGGACGACGCCCCGAACGAGGAGGAGTTCGTCCGTCAACTCGGCATCAAGGTCAACGTCCCCTACCTCGCCACGTGGGGCATGTCGATCCACGACGAGATCGACTGGACGAAGGTCCCCGGCGCAGCGAAGGACGGCGCACCCGGCACGGGCGGCACGCCGCCGTCTCGCACCCCGGCCGACTCCGGCAAGGTCGGGCCGGGCGCCCCCGGACAGGGCACCGCCGGCCAGGACAAGAAGAAGGCGACCGACGCCATCGGCGAGATCATGGCGACCGCCGCCTACCACGCCCTCCCCGGCGCGCTGGCCCGAGTGGGAGCGAAGGTCCGGGGTCTCGCCAACGACGGCCAGCATCCCGACCTCGCCTCGGACCTGAAGCCGGTCTCGAACGACCGGGTGCTCTCCTCGTTCAACTGGGACGACCTCGACCTCGACGACGAGTGGGTCACCGCCCAGATCACCGCCGCGCTCTTGTCGGTCGACGAGACCGTCCACCGGTACGCCGACAACTTCGTGGCCCTCGACTTCCGGCTCTCGGTAGCCGAGGCCGCGACGGCGTCCATGCACCACCCGCTCACCCCGCTCGCCCTGACGGCTATCGCTGTCCGCGTGCTTTCAGCGCACGAGTCCTGAGAGGATCGTTCACTATGGAGACGTTCGGCAACTACGAGGACCGCACCCCGGAGCAGGGCCCGCCACCGGGCATGTGCGTGCCGATCCACTTCCCGTCGATGGCAGTGCTCGACGAGCGCACCCGTGACGGGCGCACGATCCTGTCGGAAGGCTTCGGGGTGCTCGACCTGCCGCGCTCCATCACGATCCAAACCAAGACCTCCTACGGCCACGAAGGGGCGATCATCTGCGGCCGACTTGACGAGGTCACCGTCGACGGGACCAACGTCTCCGGTCGGGGCTGGCTCCTCGCCACCGAGGAGGGCATGAACGCCGCCCACCTCGTCAAGACCCAGGCGCTCCGCGGCAACTCCGTCGAACTGGCCGTCGCCCAGGAGGATGTCGACGTCAAGATCGAGGACACTCCGAGCGGCGACTGGATGATGACCGCCGAGTTCCGCAACGCCAAGATGAAGGCCACCTGCCTCTGCACCACCCCCGCGTTCGACAACGCTGGCGGCGTCATCCCCGATGGCTGGGATGTCGAAGGCGTCGATGTGCCCGAGGAGGTCACTGCCTCCCTCGCCTCGTTCTCCACGGTCTCCGACTGGGTCGAGACGTTCCGTGAGGCCCAGGTCGCGGTGAAGTCCGAGCCGGTTCCCGCCGACTGGTTCGCCGACCCGGCCCTGCCGTGCGCCAGCCCGATCACCGTCACCCGAGAGGGCAAGGTGCTCGGCCACGTCGCCGCCTGGGGCACCCCGCACCTGTCCCAGACCGGCCCCGGCGGGCGCCCGATCTTCGCCCCGCACTCCAAGACCGGCTACGCCTACTTCGCGACCGGCCACGTCGATACGACCGACGGCATGGTTCCCACTGGGCGCCTCGTCATCTCCGGCGACCACGCCGACCACCGCCTCAACTGGGCAGCCGCCATCGACCACTACGCGAACACGTGCGCGGCGTGGGCCGATGTCGCCGTCGGCGAGGACCAGTACGGCATCTGGATCGCCGGCATGGTCCGGCCCGGTGTCTCCGACGAGACCGTCCACGCCGCCCGCGCCTCGGCGTTGTCCGGCGACTGGCGCCCCATTGGCGGTGGTCTCGAACTCGTCGCTGCCCTGTCGGTCAACTCGCCCGGCTTCCCGATTCCCCGCGCCGTGTCGTACTGCGACGGTGCCGGGCAGCCCACCGCTCTGCTGTCGGCGGGCATCATCGCCCCCCGTAAGCCGGGCCTGCTCGGGGGCGACGCCTTCTCGGCCGACGTGATCTCCGAAGCGGTCGCAGCGGGCGTGCTCCTCGCCGACCGGCGCCGCCAGGCCGACTCCGATCTGGCCGAGCTGCGCCGGGTCGTCGCCGACGACCTCCTCGGCGATCTGAACTAGCTCGCGTTCCGCTTGCCTTCCGGCAACGCGGGCGTGGAGGCTGACCGGCAACAGCGAGGCGAGTCGCCTCCATCGCACACGGGAGACAACCCACCATGCGGACGATCTTCGGCATCGACATCCCCGATCTCTCCACCCTCGACATCGACGGCCTGAAGGCCCTCCGTGCCAGCGTCGCCACCGCTGCCGTCGAGGCCGGCAAGGGCGAGGTCATCTCGGGCGACACGCTCGCCGAGATCAAGGCCGCTCGCACCTTCGCCACCGAGGCCAAGACCCGCATCGACGAACTCGCCGCGGCCGAGGCCGAGGCGAACGCCGAACTCGACGACGACCTCGCGGAGCTGGCCGCTGCCGCCGACGATGGCGAGGGCGAGGGCGAGGGCGACGAGTCCGAGGGCGAGGACGCGGACCCGGAGAGCGACGAGGGCGAGGGCGACGGCGAGGACGACGAGCCGGAGGCCCCCACCACCGCCGGTCTGCGCTCCATCCGCCGGCCCCGCGCCGCTGGCGTCGCTGCCAGCGCCCCCGAGACCCCGGCCGACGACCGGCCCGGCGCGCTGCCGTACCCGGTGACCGCTTCGATGACCACCGAGACCGGCATGGCCCCCGGCGACAACTTTGCCGACGGCGTCGAGCTGTCGAAGGCGCTCGTCGAGGCGTGGCAGTCCATCCGGGGCAGCGAGCCGGTGAAGCGGGTCGTGGGCAAGGTGTTCGCCAACTACGGAGACGACCAGAAGCTCACCAGCGACTACGTCGCCAACCTGGAGAAGTTCGGTGGCGTCGACCCGCTCTCCGCTGAGGCCCAGGCCGTCGTCGCCGCCATCTGCGCCCCCCGCGAGACCTACTACGGGCTGACCGCCGAGTCGTCGACCCGACGCCCGGTGTGGGGGTCGCTCCCGAAGTACCAGGCGCCCCGCGGTGGCGTGAGCGTCTACCCGTCGCCACGCCTGGCCGACGTGACCAACGGTGCCGCCGGCGACGGCAACGGCATCTGGACCCGCGCCGACGACGCCAACGGCTCGGCCACGAAGGAAGCCGCCGCCGTCATCCCGTGCTCCACGCCCGACGACTTCGACGTCTACGGCGTGTACCGCACCATGACCGTGAAGAACCTCGCGGCCATGACCTACCCCGAGTTGGTCGACGCCTTCCGCAACCGCCAAGAGGCCCTGTTCTCCCGGCTGGCCGACTCGGCCCTGCTCGACGCGATGGCCGACGTGCCAAACATCCGCAAGGCGTCGGTCGTCGCCGGCTCCCCCGCCCAGGCCGCGTCGATCAACCTCCTCGCCACCATCATCCAGGCCCTCGCGATCTACCGCGAGGAGGAGCGGTACGAGGACATCATGGTCGACGCCTACCTGCCCCGGTGGGCCCGTGACGTCATCAAGATCGACGCGCTGCGGATGCGCCGCACCCAGGGCAGCGTCGCCAACCGCATCCCGACCAACGCCGAGATCGACAGCCTGTTCAACGAGGCCGGCGTCAACCCGATCTGGACGCTGGACCGGGCGAACCACTGGGCTGCGGTCGACGCCCAGAGCACCCTTCCCGGCGCCACCCTGGCGACCCTGCCGACCCGGCTGAACTTCTACTTCACGCCGCGGGGCAACTGGCGTGGCCTCGACCTCGGCGTCCTGAACATCGGCGTCGCCGCCGGCGGCATCTACCGGGACAACACCTCGAACACGAAGAACGAGTTCACGATGTTCTACGAGAAGTTCGAGGGCCTCATCGACTTCGGTGCGAACAGCATGGAGATCGAGATCACCGACTGGTGCCCGAACGGCGCCCAGACCGCCGACATCACCGCCATCACCTGCTCCGACAACAGCTAGGCGGAGCAGGTCAGAACTGACCGGCCCGGCGTGCAGGTGTGTCCGCACAGCACGTCGGGCCGGGACCGATCAGCGAGGAGTAGGACACGATGACGACGACCGGGATGCTGGTGGCGATGCAGAAGCCCCTCCCGGTGCGCGTCCGGTCCACCGGGCAACTGCTCGCCACCGCCGACGAGCTCGACCTGACCGGCGTCCCCAACGGCGACCGCTGGGCTGCTGGCCTCACGTTCGAGGCCGAGGGCTGCGGGACCCGACTCGGCCGCTACGACATCAACTCGGGCGCCTGGTGCACGACCGACCCCGACTTCGAGGGCACCGACGACAACGACTGCACCCCCCTGACGTTCTCGGCGTTCATGGTCGTCGCTCGGGAGACCGGCGCGACGATGACGACCGGTGCCGACTGGATCGACGCCCGCAACGGGCGCCGTTTCGAGGGTGGCGTGTCGGCGGAACTCGCGAACGAGCTGTGGGAGGGGACCTACACGGGCAACCCGTCGCTCCAGTCGGTTGCCAGCCTGACCGGCCTGGGCAACCAGGCGCTCCCGCCCAAGACCGCGATGATGCTGGCCGAGCAGTACGCCTCGATCAACTTCCGCAACGAGCGGGCCGTGTTCCACATGCGGGTCGACGCCCTTGCCGCGGCCACCACCGACTTCGACGTGGTGCGCGACGGCTCCTCGCTCTACTCGCCCGGCGGGCACCTCATCATCGCCGACGCTGGCTACTCCGGCTCGGGTCCGACGGCCAACAACAACCACACGATCCCGGTGGACGGCTCCTCGTGGATGTACGTGTCGCGTGCCCCCTTCTGGAAGCTGGGTCCGGCGCGCACGATCGGTGGCGACCCTGACGGCGTGGATCACTCGCACAACGAGATCACCCAGACGATGATCCGAGACGCCCTCGTCGTGTTCGACACCTGCGGCGTCATCGCCATCCACATCGCTGCACCCGACTTCGGGAACTGATCGTGGGCGACGCGCCCTGCACTCCCTACGTGACGGGGGACGAGCTCCAGGCCGCGCTCGGCGACGCCTGCGTCATCGACGACCCCGACCGCTACGCCAACGCCGCCACGGAAGCCCTGTGGGTTCTCACCGGACGGCAGTTCCCGAACGGCTGCCAGATGCGCGTCCGGCCACGACTCCGCGACGACTGCTACGGCGGGCCGCTCGGGCTGTACGGCGGGGTGCCCTCACCGTGGGGCGGCTACCTCGGGTTCGGGCCATTCCGTCACGTGGCGGACCAGCGCATCGCCCTCGTGACCCCCGTAGCAACCGTCGACGAAGTCAAGATCGACGGTGCCGCGTTCACGGCCTGGATGCTCGTCGACGGGGCGTTTCTGGAGCGCACCGACGGCAAGTGCTGGCCCACCCATCAAGACCTCCGCAAGCCTGCCACCGAGACCGACACCTTCGAGGTGACCTACACGGTCGGCCCGCTCGCACCCCAGATTGTGAAGGACGCCGCCCTGGAGCTGGCGATCGCGCTGTGGAAGTCCCGGCCCGGAGCGAACACGGGTGGCATCCCGGCGACGGCGACAGGCGTGCAGCGGCAGGGCATGTCGGTCACGACGCAGTCCGCCGCCCAGATGGCCCGAGAGTCCGGCTCGACGCTCCCCCAAGTCCAGGCAGCGATCGGCACCTACAACCCGAGCAATCTTCGGGTCCCGCCGGCGCTGTGGACCCCCGACGAGCCGTGGGTGCTCCACACCGTCCAGTACGGATCGTGACCATGCTCCGCATGACTTCCCGCCTCGGCCGCATCTACCGTTCCGACCAGACCTGAGACCTAGGAGTCCACCATGTCGAACAGCTCCCTCGCCTGCCTCGGCCAGCGCAACGCCGTCATCCTGCGCGCCACCCGCCTCGACGCCGACTGCACCCCGTCGACCGGCTCGGACGACACGTGGGTCACCGCTGCGATCGTGGCGATGCAGACCGACCTCGATGTCGAGGACGGCACCACCTACGAGCTGAAGTCCGCCAACAACGAGTTCATCGTCATGGACAAGGATGACGACATCGTGAAGCGCCTCACGATCTCGTCCCTGGAGATCGGCGCCTTCGACGTCGAGGGCTTCGAGCTGATCTCCAACGGCTCGGTCCTCACCGCCGACACCGGCACGACCTACGCCGGGAAGCACATCGGCTACGCCGCCGAGGGCCCCGGCACCGCCCACAAGAACGGCATCGCCCTGGAGATGTGGGTCAAGACGGCCGACACCGCCGGGCGCTGCGGCCCGGCCGGCACGAAGCCCCCCTACGTGCGCTACGTGTTCCCGTTCCTGAAGCTGCGGCCGAACGGCCCCGGCAACTTCGGCAACGAGGTCAAGACCCAGACCTTCGTCGGCTGGGGTGCCCCCAACCCGTCCTTCGGTGAGGGACCCTACGGCGACTGGCCGCTCACGGTGCCGATGCCGTCCACGGCGCCCTACGCCTGGTTCTACAGCGACGGGACCGACCTGCCGGTGGCCGTGTGCGGCTACCAGTTCAGCGGCCCGAGCTAGACCGCCGGCCCGTCCGGGCTACCCTGTTCACGGGATACGTGGCTACCGGCCCCTGTCGCCTTCTACCGCGACGGGGGCCGGGTCGCGTCTAGGCTTCGGACGTGCCGCTCCTCCCGATCGCCGACTGCTCCGGGGTGCCCGCCCCCGATGAGTGCTACTCCATCTGGGACGACGGCCACGCCATCCTCGACGTCGGGGTAGCGGCCCTCACTGCCGGCGGATTCCTGCCCGAGCCAGGGGCGTGTGGCGACCCGTTCACGACGCTCGTCGCCGTCGGGGCTCCCGCCCAGGACTTCCGCGACATGCTCGCCGTGTGGACCCCCGCGCACGGCCCCACCCAGGCATCCCAGATGGAGCTCGCTCGGGCCGGATCGAACGCGATCGCGCCGGTCCTCCAGACCCAGTGGAACGTCGAGCTCTGGGAGAACGCCTACCCGGTGGTCGAGGTGACCGAGGGGAGGTTCGTGGTCCCCGAGACCGCCGACCTCGACGCGATCAACCAGTGGGTCTACGCCCACGGCCAGACCGTCTATGAGGGCGTGATCCGCGCCATCGTCGATGAGACCATTGGCATCGACTCGTCACGCCGGATGCGGGTCGGCGCCATGTCGCCGCTCGGGCCGCTCGGCGGTTCGGTCGGCTGGTCGTTCTCGGTGACCATCGAAGCGCCATGACCTCCTATCCGGCGATGCGCTGGACGACGGCCAAGCCCGCCCAGGGAACCGACCATCTCCGGCAACTCCTCTCGAAGCCCCAGAACCGGTCGGCTGCGTCGCGCATCCTGAACCGGGAGTCCCAGACGATCGCCGACGCCGCCCAGCTACTCGCCGAGCGAGAGTTGCATCGGCGCCCCGACAGCCGGCGCACCCATGAGTCGCTACAGCACGGACGGGAGTACCACGACAGCTTCGAGATCGTCCCGGCAAAGTTGATCGGGGCCGACAGGATGCGCGCCGCCGTCGTGAACACCCACCCGTTCGCCCGTGCCGTCGAGAACGGCACACCCGCCCACGAGATCACCCCCAGCGAGGCGCCCCAGCTCCGCTTCCCGTTCAACCGCGGGCCCCGAGGCGGGGTGGGCGTGCTCGGCGGGTTCGCCGTGAACTGGGGGGGCAACTCGTTCATCGGGCAGCGGGTGAGCCATCCGGGCGCCCACGGGCACCGCATCCTGGCCCGCACCCTTCAGGCGTATCGTCGCTCCCAGGGGGCTTTCCGCCGGCGCTAGTCAGCGCACCCGTAGTACGCCGTGCTACGGTTCCCGTCGGACACACCGACACCCAGGAGGACCATCATGGCCGAGCGCGCCGCCGGAACCGCCAAGAAGGCAGCCGGCACCCGAGCCACCCCCCGCAAGAAGGCCGTCGACATCGACTTCGACGCCGACACCGACCTCCCCGGCCGCAAGCGGTTCACGTTCCGCCTCGGAGGCCAGGAGTGGAAGGCCAAGCAGCCGAACATCGCCATCCTCGCCGAGATCGAGGAGCGCAGCGAGGAGACCGGCAACGCACTCCTCGGCCTCATGGGCGAGCTCGCCGAGTTCATCGACCCGAGCCAGCGCGTCGCCTTCATGGAGACCCTGAAGGGGCTCGACGACTTCAGCATCGACCGCCTCCTCGACGTCCGCTCCCGCTTGCAGAAGTTGGTTCACGGCGACCTCCCTACCGGAGCGTCCTCGGACTAGGGCGCATCTTCCTCGCACGACGGCACGCGATCCACGGGCGCCTGCTGCTGGCCGGACGGCCCGGCGGCGCCAGTGGATTGAGCCTCTACGACACCGCCTGCATCGCCCTTCGCATCTTGGAGGAGGAAGCGACAAGCGCCGTGTTCGACCCGACACACCTGGCCGAGTTGTACCGCAGCATCGGCATCCCGATCGACGGCGACGCTGCGGACCCTGACGAAGCGGACCTCTACGCGCTCAACGAGGCCATCGGTGGCGCCACGCCGACGCCCGTGCTCGCCGCCCCGGCCACCGAAGCCGACCTGTACGCCATCGCCGCTGAGATCGGCCAGGTAGTGCCCCGACCTTCCCTCGCGTCTGACAACTAGGATCGCCCCCGGTGGACGACGACCTCCTACTCCAAATCGGCCTGCTGTTGTCGCCCAACGACGACGACATGGCGTTGCAGGTCGCCGAGGCCATGAAGGGGGCGTTGGAGAAGTCGGCTCGCGCCAACGAGGAGTCGGCGAAGAAGGCGTGGGAGCGGGTCGCCAAGGCGGGCGCGCAGGGCTTCAGTGGGATGCGCGACTACGTGCGCGAGGAGTTCAAGCGCGCCAAGGCGGCGGCGGACGCCGAGATGTCGGTGCTGCTGAAGTCGCTCGACGCCCAACTGAAGGAACGGGTCGTCAAGACGACCGAGGCCGAGCGGCGGATCACCGCCGAGATGACCGAGGCGGCGAAGCAGCGGACCCAGGAGCAGAAGTCGGCCGACAGCCAAGCGGAACTGCTGCTCGACGACAAGCTGAAGAACGAGCGCCGGCGCCAGACCCAGGCATACTTCACCTTCCTCGAAGGTCTGCGGACCCACAACGAGCAGGCGTTGGAGGCGACTCGGCACGCCAACGCCAACGTGCGCGACGAGAACCGGGACGCCCACCGGAAGGAACAGATCGACCTCTCCGGCTCGTGGAAGGCCCGCCTGGAGGCCCAGAAGGCAGGTAGCAAAGCGTGGATCGACGCCGAGCGGGCCCGCCAGCAGCGCGAGTTGGAGGACCAGCGGCACGCCAACCGCAACGTCGAGACCGAGAACCGTCGCGCAGCAGCCGAGCGGGTGATCGACGTGCGCGCCGCCGTGGCCCGCCAGACCGAGGCCGAGCGGAACGCCAACCGCACCCAGTACGCAGAAGCACGGGCAGCCGACAACCGGAACCTCCAGGCGCAGCGCCGCGCCGACCGACTGGAGTACGTCGACGAGCAGGCGTCGCAAGCCCGCCGCACCGCCCTCTACAAGTCCGGCCTCCGGGTGCTGTCGAGCACCTACGAGAGCGGCCTGCGAGGCATCCAGTCGATCGTGCGCTCCCACCTCCGCCGCCGAGAGGACGACAACCGGGCAGCGAACGCCGCCGAGTTGACCCAGACCCGCCGGGGCCTTCAAGCCCAGGAGGCGGCGACACGGCTCGGGCTCGACGCTCAGGACGCCACCTACAGCCGCTCGGCCCGCCGCCGGCTCGCCGCGATCCAGCGGTCCTCCGAGGAGGAGACCCGGTCGATCACTGCCGCCCAGGTGCGACAGGCCAAGGCTGTCGAGGACACGCAGAAGCGGCTCTCGGCCGGCGTGATCGGCGCGGCCAGCGGCCGGTCGGCGTTCGGGATGGGCCTGCGGAACCTGCTGCTCGGCGTCGGTGGTGGCATCGGCGGCGCCTACACCTACAACGTCCTCGCCGATTTCCAGTCGATCGAGACGACGTTCCGCGGCATCTTCAACGAGGTCCAGGGCAAGGCCCCCCGGACCACGGCGTTCCTGAAGGAGTTGCAGGAGTTCGCGAAGGCCACCCCGTTCAGCCTCCGGTCGCTGGCCGAGTACGCCCAGAAGTTCTTCGCCAATGGCCTCGTCGACCCGAAGGCCCCCAACGCCGTCGCCCTCCTCGAAGCCAAGCTGCGGCGCCTCGCGGATGCTGCCGCCGCGACCGGCAAGTCCGAGGAACAGGTACAGGGCGCCATCCTCGGCCTCACCCAGATCAGCTCGTCCGGCCGTCTGTCGCTGGAGGATTTGCGCCAGGTCACCGAGGGTCTGGGCATCCGCTTCTCGGACGTGGCGAAGCGCCTCGGCATGTCGACCGCCGATATGTTCGACGCGCTGAAGAAGGGGGAGATCAGCGCCAGCGACGGCATCAAGGCCGTGTTCGACGCCATGACCGACATCCCCGGCGCGATGGGCGCTGCCGCCCGCCAGACCGGCAACCTCCGTGGCGCCATGTCGAACCTGAAGGACCTGCTCGACCAGATGATCGTGCGGACCCTGAAGCCTCTCGGCACCCAGGTCGCCAAGGGCGTGTCGTGGATCGCCGAGGTCGGCGGCAAACTCATGGACGGCAAGGGCGGCTGGAAGGTCATCCGCGACGGACTAACCGGCATGGCGATCGGGCTCGGCGCCCTCATAGCGGCGAAGGCCGGCGTTGAGGTCATCAAGCTCACCGGTTCAGCGATGGCGTACCTCGCTGCCAACCCGGCTGTGCTCGCCGTCTCCAGCCTCGTCGCCCTCTCGGGGGTGCTCTACACGCTGGTCCGCAACAGCGGGCCCGTGAAGTCCTTCTGGGACTCGCTCGTCAAGGGAACGAAGGACTGGTATCGGGTCGGCTACGTGCTCGGGAAGCCGATTGAGGGGCTGTCGAACATCGTCAAGTTCCAGTCGTCGATCGGCGCGGTCGTGAAGAACATCGTCGAGGGCTTCGGGTCGGTGAAGTCGGCAGCGAAGGACGTGCTCTCCGGCGACCTGGAGGCCGCTGGCCGCAAGGTCAAGGCGGCGTGGGGTGACATCGTGGATGCCGGGCGCCCCGGCGCCGCGGTGGCACGGAAGGCGTTCGAGTCGGGCAAGGCGACGGCCCTCCAGTTCGCGTACGGCCTCACCGGGGGGCGGATCGGCTCCTCCGAGATCGTCGCGACGACAGCCGAGGTCTGGGGTCGCAACATCGCCCAGGCGGGCGTCTCGGCTCTCGACTACGCCCGCAACAAGGTCGCTCCGTCGATCGGAGGGTTCTTTTCGTCGCTGTTCACCGGCCAGAAGGCCAAGGGTCTCGACCCGATGGCCTACATCGGTCTCACCCAGGCCGACATCGACAAGGTGAACGCCGCTGAGGCAGCGTCGAAGCTCGCCATGAAGGCCCGAGAGATCATCGGGTCGGCCGTCGGTGCCGTCGAGGAGCGGGCGAAGTCCCTGTGGCATCGCTCGTTCGGTGGCGGTGGAGTGAAGGGCGGCGGGTTCTTCGGCGGCCTCCTGGACCGCACCGAGGACGCCCGCAAGGCCGTCGGCGACTGGCTCTCCGATGTCGCCCTCCCCGCCCTCGTCGACCTCCCCCGCGTCCTCGGCCGAGGGTTGGCGAAGGTCGTGTCCGACGACCGCTTCCTGAAGGGCGTGCTGGTCGCCGGCGCCGCCGTCGGTGGGGCTGCGCTTCTCATCGGCGGGCAGTTCGTCCGAGGGTTCGTCGAGGGCATCTGGCAGAACCGGGGCGACATCGCCGGGGTCGTGAAGGACGTGCTCGGCTTCGCCGTCAAGAGCCTGTTCGGCTCCGGCAACCCGTTCCTCGTCATCGGTGGCCTCGTCGTCGCCGGGTTCGCCGCAGCCAAGGTCGGCGGGATCGTGTCCGGCTGGATCGGCAAGATGAAGGAGCTGAAGCTGAACGCCCAGCTCGCCGGCGCTGAGTTCCGTAAGGACGTGGACCGGGCCAACCAGCTTCGCGAGGCTCAGAACAAGATGCGGGAGCGGCCCCGTGGTGGTCTCGGGTTCGGGGCCGGGTTGGTCAACCTGGCCGAGCCGACCCGCAAGCTCCAGGCGTTCGCTCGGGTCTCAGCGCAGACCGTGGATGGCGTCACCCGTGGGGCCGCGAAGGCGGTCACCGATGTCGGCGTGTTCATGCAGCGCGGCGGCGACGCCATGCAGAAGGGCGGGGCCCGGCTCACCGGCAGCGCCGCCTACGTCGCCGTGCGGACCGGCGAGGCGCTGTCGTCGATCGGCCAGAAGGCCGAGATGGCGGGCCGGTACGCCCAGGACAAGCTCACCGCCACCGGGGACCGGATCAAGGCCGGATGGCAGAAGGTCACCGACTGGTTCAACAGCCGTGGCGGCGGACAGTCGATCGGACAGCGGCTCACGGAGATGTGGAACGACCCGGAGCGGCGGGCACGCGTCTTCGAGGGGGGCATGGCCGCGGTCGCCGCCGGGGTGTCCGGCTACTTCGCCGGGATGGCCGACGACGTCCAGACCCGCACCCTCGGCGCCCTCGGCGTGATCTCGTCGACCGCCGCGGCGTTCGCTACCGGTGGCCCCGTGGTTGGCGCCCTGACGGCCGTGGCGTCCGGCGTTGGCGCCATCTGGGGGGCGGCGGCTCGCGGGGCGAAGGAGGCGAAGGACCGGGCGCAGGAGTACGTGTCGCTGCTGCGCGGTGTGAAGGGGGTCGACGAGCGGCAGGCCAAGGTGGCCTCGGCGCTGCTCGACAAGTTGGAGGCCCAGAAGGACAAGGGGTTCTTCACCAAGACGCGGGCCGATGCCGACGAAGCTGCCGCGGCGATCCTCGGCACCCAGAAGCAGTTCGACGCCTACAAGCGAGGGCTGCTCCAGAGCAACGTCGACTCATTCCTGTCCGGCAACAGGCAGGCGTGGTCGAGTTGGCGCAAGTCGGTCGCCACCGAGCTTGTCAGCCTGTCGAATCAGGTGGGGGCCAGTATCGCCACGACGCCCCAAGAGTTCCTGCGGCAACTCGACGAACTGAAGTCCAAGGCGCCCGACGCCTATCGCAACCTCGTGGCAAATCTGCGGTCGAGCATTGAGGCGTCGAATCCGTTCGACTTCCTCGACGAGCAGCGGGGCGCCTTCGATGGGGCCCGCTCGGTCGTTCAGCTCCTCGCGAGCCAGGACTTGCCGAAGGTGAAGTCCGAGACCGAGAAGATCAAGGGCGCCCACGACGAATACAACCGGGCCGTCGACAAGACGAAGTCCTCCTGGGACGACGCCAAGGCCGCGTTCCAGTCCTACCGCGACAAGACCTCCGGCCTCGGGTCGAGCCAAAACGAGGGGGTCCTGTCGGCTGTCGATGCTGCCAAGCAGTTGAAAGACCTCCACGACCAGTTCCTCAACGACGACATCTCGGCCAACGAGTATTACCGCCGAGTGAAGGAAGTTCAGGACCAGTCCAAGCGCGACCAGGACGAGGTGTACGCCGGGCTGTACGCCAACGCCAAGGGTGACATGAGCCTCTACACGTCCCAGGTGAAGGCATACCAAGACGAGATCAGCCGAGCCATTCAGGACTCGCTCGGCACGGCCAAGGGAACCGCCGCTGACTACCAGAGCCAGCTTTCCGAGCCCCCGCCGCAAGAGTGGTTGGATCACAGCCAGCAGGTGAAGGACCTGAAGAAGCAGTGGGAGGACGCCGAGGTCGCCGCCCGCAACTACTTCAACGCGGTCGCCACAAAGGGCCAGTCCAACGACCCCTTCTACTACGGCGCCCAGGGCTACAGCTACCAACCGGCCCGACCCGGCTGGAACAACCAGCCCGGCGAGAACCGGATGGTCACCGGCAAATCGGCCACGGGTGCGCCGGCGGCGAAGGGCGTCGACTTCTCGGTGCCTGCCTGGCCCACGCAGAAGCAGACGTCTACCCCGGCCCCGATGATCGTGCCGAACGTGACCATCATCGAGTCGGCCTCCCCGCGGGCCACCGCACGCGCGACGATCGCCGAAGCCCAGTCCGCCAACTTCCGATACTCGATGGGATAGCCGATGCGCCACGGACTGACCATCGCCCAGACCGCCGCCTCATGCCTCGGCACGTTGTCGATCGACGGCGTCGAGCTCGTCAACTGCCCGGCCTGGACGATTCTCTCTCTCGCCCCGCTCTACGACTCCCCCGACACGCGCGGCGAGAACGTCGTGATCCCCGGCAACCACGGCAGTTACCCGACGCCACGCCGTCGCGCTGAGCGGGTCGTCAACCTCGACTTTGTGCTCCTCGGCACCGTCAACCACAGCGGCACGCCCTACAACGACCAGAACCAGGGCCTCGTCCGCAACATCCGCTACTTGCGCGACAACGTCGTCGACCCGATCGACACTGGCGACGGCTGCCGCACCGCGACGATGGTCGACCCCACTGGGCGTTCATGGGTGGGCCGGGTCCAGGTTCAGCCATTGCGGATCGGTAGTACGGGAAAGGGCTACGCTCTCTGCACCTTCGGCATGCTGCTGCCGGAGGGCGATCTGATCGGAGATGTCTCGTGAGCGCCAACCAGAAGGTCATCCCCACTGCCCTCGAAGCGTTCCTGAAGGGCGAGATCGACTGGTCCTCGGACACCTTCAAGGCCGTGCTCGTCAACGACACCTACACGTTCTCGGCTGGCGACGAGTTCCTGGACGACATCGCCTCCGGTGAGCGCAGCGGCATCTCCGACACGATCACCGGCAAGACGACTACCGACGGATACGCCGGCTGCGATGCCCTCCAGTTCTCCACCCCCGACACCGCCGAGACCGTGACCGGCCTGTGGGTCTACAAGCACACCGGCACCGAGTCCACGTCGCGGCTCATCGCGTTCTTCGACGCCAAGGCGAGCGGTGCCGCCATCTCGGTCCTCACGACAGGCGCGCCGCTCATCGTCCAGGTCACCGGCCCGCTGTTCCGCATCTAGGAGACCCGCATGACCGACAACGTGACCCTCCCCGGCACCGGCACCGTCGTCGCCTCCGACGACATCGGTGGTGGCGTGCAGGCTCAACTCGTCAAGATCGCCGACGGCACCAGCGGGTCGAGCACTCCGGTCCCCGGCAGCAGCTACGGCCTGCGGGTCGAACCGTTGCGGCGCCTGAAGGTCGCCCTCGGCACCATCACCGGAACCGGTGCGACCTACGTCTCGGGCGACCAAGTTGGCGACCCCCTCGAACTGACCAACGTCCTGCGTGAGAACCCGAATGTCGCCGGGCAATACACCGGCACGATCCGTGGCCTGCGCGTCGTCGACCCCGGCGGCGTCCTCGTCAACCCCGTCGTCTGGCTCTGCGCCATCGACCCGTCCGCCCTCGACGCCGGAGACGGAAACGCCCTCAACCCGGCCTTCGCCGCCGCACCCGCGTTCCGGCCGTGCCAGATGGTGAACACCGGCTCGGTCAGCAACTTCAAGGTCTGGGAGTTCCAGGGCCCCGACTCGGCATCCGTCATCAGCTCGGTCGACACCTCCCTCTGGGTCATCATCACCACCTACGGCGCCGGCAGCGCCTACAGCTCCGACACCCCGGCCGTCGCCGCCCTCATCGAGCAGGACTAGCCAGTGGGCGCCTACGTCGACGCGGTTCTCGCGGACGACCCGGTCCACTTCTGGTCGTGCGACCAGGCCAGCGGGTCCACCGCCACCGACACCGGATCAGACCCGGTCGACCTCGACCTTCGCGCCCCCGACTCGTTCATCGACACCGCTTCCATCTGCGACATCGACACCCTCGACGGCGACTGCTTTGAGCTGACCCACAGCGCCTTCGCCCACGACCTGACCGTGGACTCCACCACGCCGCCCGACGGCTGGAAGTTCGACATCGACCTGTTCTCGGGACCGTGGAGCGTCGAATGGTGGGGGGCGCCGACGTTCTCGGCCAACCCCTACGACACGACCCTCGACCCGGTCGAGCACGCCGAGGACGCCCCTCTGTGGTCGTTCGGCTCCGACAGCGCGTGGGACGTGCTCTGCTACAACCGGACTGTGTTTGGGGCCGGCGTCGCTCCCGAACTGCTCGCCCGGCCGAACACCTACGCCGCCGGCGCCTACGTGGCCGGACCGATCCCCGGCCCGCCGTGCCAATGCCTCTGCGACTACAACGTGGTCACCTGGGAGGCGCCGGACGTGGTGCGGATGTGGCGAGGCTCGTTCAACGCCTCGGGTGACATGGGCGCCCTGTTCCCCGATGACCCCTATCGAGGATTCCTTCCGGCGTACCCCGGCACCAAGACGTTCCGGTGGTTCGCGGCGAAGGACGACCAGAGCGGCATCTGGAAGGGTATGGCCGGGGCGTTCGCCGGTCTCGCCATCTATGACAAGGTGCTCACCGAGGACCGCATTCGCGCCCACTGGCTCGCCGGCGTCGCACGGGTCGACGGCGTCGTGGCCTGCTTCGGCGGCTTCCTTCCCTCCACCGGTCAGCGGTGGTCGATCGGCGAGATCGGAGCCTGAGTCATGCCGATCCTCTTACTGCCGCTCCCCGTCGACTCGTTCTCCGTTCTTATGTCGAGCCGCGACCCCATCGCCTACGGTCCGGCCGACATCGGCGATCGAGAGGACCAGTCCCTCACCATCGACGGGGCTGCCTCCGGTGCCGTCGCCTACGGTCCCGCCTGGGCGCGCAACTCCAACGACCCTGCCGAACCACCGCTTGTGATCGAAGTGACGAACCGGCACCAGTCCACCGTGCTCGCCACCCTCGACCCGCGCTCCACTGCCGAGGGTGGCAGCGGTTCCACCCTCCACGACTACACGTTCAGCGACCAGCTCAACGACGCCGGTTCGGCTACCGCCAAACTCCTCAACGACGACCCCGACGTGACCCTCGCGTCGAACATGGCTCGCCGGCTCACCTGGAAGCTGTGGGGCATTCCCGCGTTCTCGTCGCTCGTCGAGCAGCCCGACATCGACGAGATCAGCCAGAACGACGAAGCCGGACAGACCACCGCCATCGGCGGGCGCGGACACGTCGCCCTCCTCGACTCGGCGCTTGTCTACCCACCGCGCCGTCCCATCGAGGGGGAGCCGTTCGACACGGTCAGCCCGTTCCAGGTGACCTACCTCCTCGACTCGCCGTGGGGTGGCTCCGTGATCGCGATGCGCGCCACCGAGGACCAGACCCAAGCCGACGAACGGCACTTCAACTACGCCGCCGTCGAGCTGAACGAGTTCTACGCCGGCTGGGACGACCCCGTCATCTACTGCCAGCAGCAGGGCCCGTCGGACACGCGTCCGCCGCTGCCGTACTCGACGGAGCTGCCTTCGTCGTGGCCAGACCCCGAAGCATGGTGGACGTGGGTCGGCTACACCGGGTCGGCCCCCGTGCCCGTCGGCGACGTGTACGCCCGTAGCCGGTTCATGCAGTTCACGCCCGGCGGCGTCGACTACCGGGTGTTCGCCACCGCCGACGACGGCATCGAACTCTGGATCGACGGGGTCCGGCTCATCTCCCAGTCCCAGCGCGGCACCCACACCTCGACGATCACCGCCGACTTCCGGGGAGCCTTCGGCCAGCACCTTGTCTCGGTCAAGGCCACGAACCTCGACATCGGCAGCCCCGCCGGCAACATCGGGAACTTCATCGTGTCGATCTGGGAGCTCGACCAGTACGGCAACCCGAGCCGCCGGGTGCTCGCGACGGACCCGGACGTGTACCAGTGGAAGGGCCTGGCCTATCCGGGTCGTTCGCCGGGGTTCACGCCGGGGCAGGTGATCCGCCATCTCGTTGAGGACGCCCAGCAGGACGACCGGCAGGGCCTCCAGGGCATCACGCTCGGGTTCAACGACCTCACCGACTCCGATGGGGAGCCGTGGGTGTGGATGCCGGACGCGGCGTTCCGCATCGGCATGTCGGTGTTCGAGGCGCTGCGCCAACTCTCCGAGACCTACATCGACTTCGCGATGCGGCCCGGTTCCCTGGTGCTCGACGCCTGGAACTTCGGCGGTCGTGGTCGGACCACGTCGGCGACTTACCGGTACGGTGAGTCGATCATGTCGCTTCAGCGGAAGGTGACCTGACATGGCGCTCGGGAACGTCCTCCTCGTGAAGCACGACAAGGGCTACCGCGAATACAAGTGGGACACCTCGATCGGCTCCTACGCCCGCCGCGAGCAGTACGTCGAGCAGGGCGACGTGGCCGACAACGTGAGCATCGACGAGATCGCCGTCGGCCTCATGCGCTCGCGCGTGCTGCCCGCCGACGCTATGAGCCTCCAGGTGAACCCGATCGACGACGCCGACACCCCGTACCTGTCCCACGGGATCGGCGACTACGTGACGGTCGAGGGCATCGAGACCGACGAGAGCCTTCGGGTGGTCGGGATGACCGTCGGGTTTGACGTGAACGGCTTCCCGGTGTTCACGCCCGAGGTGAACACGCAGCGCCAAATCGCCGAGCAGCGATTCCAGGCGTGGCTCAACCGGGTCAACAACGGGCTCCTGAAGGGGTCGACGTTCCGGGCCTCGCCGGCCGTCGTGACGGCTCCACCCACCGAGCACCCCGACTACGACGAGGTCCGCCCTTTCGTCGCTTCAGGGGTGCTCTCGACCGCCCCGGCGAACTCCCCGGTGTGGCGGTCTCCACGCTCGGTGTACGTGGGGCGCGTGATGGCCTCCCTCCGTGTCGCCGGGTCGACTGCCACGACCGTCTACGTCGTCGTGAACGGCTCGGCGGTCTCAGGAGCCACGATCCCCGCCGGGTCAACCGTTGGCAGCGGAACCGGCGGCTTCGTGGTCAACAACGGCGACGTCGTCAGCGTCCAAATCGCGTCGCCGGGCACCGACGCCGAGGACTTGACGGTACAGATGCTCGCAACCGGCTAGAGTCATGGTCGGCCCGCACGCCAGCAGATCACCCCCTGTCACCCCGAGGCGGGGGGTGATCCGCGTCCGGGGTGACTTCCGAACGGGACGCGTCGTACAGTCCAGGCATGGCAACCTCCAGCACTCCCGACGGCCCCACCACGCTCACCTTCGAGTTCCCGGTGACGGTCGAGGTCGACACCGATCAGCTCCCCGAGGACTTCGACCTGACGGTGGCGGGCTACTACACCCGCGAGGCCCTGAAGGGCGCCGTCAACGCCAACCTCGGCTGGTTCGTCGCCAGCGGCAAGCAGGCTCGCGTGTCGGTCCACGCCAAGGCCGACTCGCCCGACGTGCAGATCGTCACCTACACGGCCGACGACCCGAGCTGACCCACGGTGATCCGCGACGACAACGACCTCCTCGACGGGTGCGACCTCGACTTCACGGCCGACGCCTGCACCCCCGAGGAGGAGTCGCTGCTTCCGCTGTTCCCTGACGGCGTCGCGGACGAAGCCAAGGCAGCCGAGTGGCGGGAGTTGTTCGGTGGCGCGTGACCTCGGCATCGCCGACCGCCTACGTGCCCGTGGCCTGAAGGTCGTCGAGATCGACGGCTGGAAGGAACGCGGCGACGACGTGTTCCACCCGACCGGTTCGGTGAACCATCACACCGCCGGCCCGCACACAGGGAACGCCCCGAGCCTCGCCGTGTGCATCAAGGGCCGCTCCGACCTTCCGGGGCCGTTGTGCCAAGTCCTGAAGGCCCGAGATCAGACCTGCTACGTGATCGCCTCAGGGCGGGCCAACCACGCCGGTAAGGGCGGCTGGAACGGCCAGTCGGGCAACTCGTCGGTGTACGGCCTGGAATGCGAGAACGCCGGGACCAGCGACGATCCCTGGTCCGCCGACGACCTCGCAACGATGGCCCAGGTCCACGCCGCGTTCCTCGAAGGGATCACCCACCCCGACACGGCGAACGTCTGTCAGCATTGGGAGTGGACGCCTCGCAAGATCGACGCCCACGACATCAACGGCAGCCGCTTCAGGGATGCGGTCCGGGCGGCTCTCGCACCACCTCCACCCCCGCCCCACATCGACCCGAAGGACTACGACATGCCGATCATCGTCAAGGGCGACAGCACCGACCCCGATCCCCACACGCAGCGCCCCGGTCAGTGGTGGCTCACCGACGGCCTGAGCCGTCGTCCGGTCGTCGACGGCGAGGAGGGCCTGGCGCTCATCAAGTTCTACAAGGTCGCCACCGATCCCCGCGACAAGCTGCCCGAGCCGTTCGACGCGGTCCGCATCCCGCAGGAGCATCTCGACCGCATCCCGGTCGTCATGCCCTGAGCGGAGAGCCGTGAGTGCCGACCGTGCCGATCGCCGGATGCGCCGGCTTATGGGAGTGACCGTCCTAGCGGCCGTGTCGGTCTCTGTCCTCATCGTCGCGCTCGTGTGGACGATCTGGCTGAAGCCCGCTCCCTACGACCCGCTCGGCGACTACCCGGTCCAGAAGGTCACCACGTCCATCCCAGGCGTCCTTGGGCCCGCCACCACCACTGACGGGGTTGTGCTCGTCACCGGGACGAAGTGCAACAACTCCCGGTCGGCGGTCACGGTCCGAGGTGAGACCGCCTGGCAGTCGATCGACCCGCGTGGCGGCATGGTGCCGCTCGGTCACGCCATCGCCCATCGGCAAGCGGGGTGCGAGACCCGCACGTTCGCCAACCCTGTCCCACCTGAAGTCGCCGAGATCACCGAGCGCCTGGGTGGGAAGGTGATCTGGCGGATCACGGGAACCGAGACGCCCCTGGACCGCCACGGCCACGAAGGGGTGCCCCGAACTTGGGTGACCGAGAACTTCACCGTGATCTCGGAGGGATCGTGATGGGGCGAGTCGCAGACCGCACAGGGTTCGATGACAAGTCGCGCCTGACCCTTCTCGAATCCGATGCCGACAAGCACGACGAGCTGTTCGAGAACCTGGAGCGCCGCATGGCGAAGATTCAGGCCATCCTCGTCAGCATCCTCGTCAGCGTCTCCACCGCGAGCATCCTCCTCGCCCTCAACCTCGTCGTCGGAGGCAAGTAGATGGCCCGCATGTTCCGCAACATCGCCAAGTCCGAACGAGTCCTCGACCTCATGCGGACCTTCGCCACGATGCTCGCCGTCGCCGGCGTCGTGTTCCTCGTGGTCTGGCTTGGCCCGGTTCGCAACAGCTACGCCAACGTGACCGACCCGTCCATCTGCGGCCCAACGCCGCTCCCAAAGGACTAGGAGCTCGACATGAAGCCCTCCACTCGTGACGCGATCCGGGCTGGCTACCGGACCGCCATCATCGTGTTCGTCGGCCTGTTCGGGGCCTCGCTCGCCGGCTGGTTGACGGACCTCCTGCGGGCGCTCCAGAGCACCGATGCCGTGGTGGTCTACCCGGACCCGAAGGTGCTGCTGAAGGCGCTTGTGACCGCCGTGGTGGCTGCTGCGCTCGGGTTGCTGAACATGGTCGTGAACCTCGTGCAGAGCACTCTCGGGGTCGGCAAGCCGCCGCAGTACCCCCCGCACTGATAGGACCACCCACCGCGCGCGGTGATCTGTAATACTGATCGGCGTGCCGCAGCCATCACCGCACGACGTATTCGCGGACAAGGTGCTCGACGAGACCTGGAAGCTGTTCGCGTCCTGCCGACCTGACAGCGAAGGTAACCGGCCCGTCCCGGCCGAGGCGTTCTTCGCCGAGCAGCAGCGGTCGATCCTCGGCGCCCTCCAACTCCTCTCGGCCATCGACCTATGCAACCACTGTTCGGCGGCGGGCGGTTGCCTGGAGTACGGCGTGAAGGGGCTGCACTCGGGAGTCTGGGGCGGTCGAGTGCTCTCGGGGGGCCGGGACGTGACGGTGGTGATCGTGTCGAAGATGCGGGAGCGGATCGAGAAGGCCAACAAGACCGAGAAGGCGCGGGGCCTATCGACGGTGGCGTGACCATCCGCTATTCTGTAATACATGAACAGGTCACGGACCTACCGAAACCAGATCGTCGACCTCCCCACGGGTGGGACCGTCGGCAGCCGCAACGCCGGCGTCACCGTCCGCTACGACGGCGCCGACCGAACCCTCACCGTCATGGACGGCGACGGCCCGCACCCAGACGGGGTGTTCTCGGGCGCCGAGGTCGCCGGGACCAACGGGCGCACCGTCACGTGGCGGACCGACCAGGGCGACGTGAAGTTGTCCCCCGACTGCGGATGCGGCCGATGACCTGGCTCGTCATCGTCGCCCTAGCTGTCGCTCGCGTCACCCGGTTCGTCATCGACGACACGATCATCGACCGGCCCCGCAACTTCGTCCTCGACCACGTGCCCGCCAAGATCGAGGAGCTGCTGACCTGCCCGTGGTGCCTGTCGGTCTGGGTGTCGGTCATCGCCTGCCTCGTCATCTGGTGGGCGAAGGCAGTCGCGATCCACACGACCGCCGGCTGGGTGATGTTCACTGGCGCCGTGATGATGGCGTCGCTCGCCTTCTACTTCCTCATCGCTCTGCTCGCCTTGGCCGGCGACTACGTGACGGACCGGCTCCGATGACGGCGCTCGACGCCTACCCGGTGGAGGTAGAGCGGTGAGCGGCTACAAGGCCATGGAGCCGCCACCGTGGACGGTCGCTGACCACTACAAGGAGCACGTTCGCCTCGCCCGCCGCTACGCCCTTGGGGTGCGATGCACCGTCCACGAGCGGCGCGTTCGAGAGATGGAGGCGTCCCGTGGCTGACGACCGTCAGGCGCTGATCGAAACCCTCACCGAAGAAGGATGGGAGCAGGACGCTACATTCGACGACCCTTTGTTGCGGAACAGGGACATCGTGATGGCGTGCTTCGACGCCGAAGTGTGGATGGAGGGCAAGCGAAACGCCGTGCGCTCCTCCTTCTGGCAGGCAACCTTCGATCCCGCCACCCCGAACTCCGTCATCTTGGCTGCTGCTCGTGCCGCAGTAGAGGCCGAACAGTGAGCGAACGACTCCCGAACCACCGGCCCTGGTCGATCGACGAGATCGCGATGGAGATGCAGGCGTGCTACACGCGGCTTGACGACGCCGTGGCAAGCATGAAGGCGCTCGGGGAGATCGCCGCCCGGAAGCGCCACACCGCCGAGGTCGAGAAGGCGAAGATGGCACTGCTCGCCAAGGGCGTCGAAGGGCTCACGAACGACATGCTGCGGAAGGCATACGTGACCCGAGAGACCGCAGATGTCGAGTGGGACGCTGTCTCAGCCGAGGGGATCGCGAACGCCGCTCGGGCGAACGTCCAGGTGGCCCGCTCGCAGGCCGACATCCTCCGGTCGATGTACGCGTCTCAACGGGACAACCGGCTCGGCAACTAGCATCGACGACATGGCGAAGGGCCAGCCGTTCACCGACGAGCACAAGGCCGACTACGTGCGGCGCATCCAGCGCGGCGAAGGGCGGGCGACCGCAGCCGGGCGCATGGGGTTTTCCTGGGGAACGGTTCGGAAGCATCTCACCGAGGACGCCGAGTTTCGTGAGGCGTGCGAGATGGCCGCTCTGGTGCGGGACGAGGCCGTCGAGGAGGTCGTGTACGAGGAAGCCCTGAACGGCAGTCCGAACGCTTACAAGTTCTGGTTGACGAACCGGCGCCCCGAGGACTGGGTCGATGGCACCCGCCGTGTTGAGTTGACCGGCGCCGGCGGCTCCCCGCTCGCCATCGCTGTCGACACGACCCAGGCGCTTCGGGCAGCCCTCACCGATCCGTCCACACGCTCGGCAGCTCTGGACATCGTCTGCGAGCTGGAAGGCGACATCGTCGATGCCGAGGTGGTCTGGTGAGCGCCACCCTCGACGGGCTCCCCGATGAGGTGCAGGAGTCGATCCGGGCCAAGGCGACCCCGGCGCATCTCGCGATGCACTACACGAGGGACATGCCCGACGAGGTGAAGTGGCGACCCTACAAGCACCTCATGTACCTCAACCGGAAGCTGGTCGAGGCGGTCACCAGCCCGGAGCAGACGTTCCTCAACATCGCCATGTCGGTGCGGCACGGAAAAGCCCTCGATGTCGACACCCCTATTCCAACCCCTGACGGATGGACGCCGATGGGCGAGCTCGACATCGGTGATGTCGTGTTCGACGAGACGGGTCAGCCGGTCCGGGTCGTTGAAGCATTCGACCCCTACGACGTAGACGATGCCTACGAAGTGCGGTTCTCCGACGGGTCCAGGATTGTGACCGACGCTCCGCACCAGTGGGTCACGTACTCCTACCGCGAAGCCCAAGCTCTTGGTAGTTGGCGACGCAGAAATGGACTGCCGAACCGGGAGTGGCCGTCGGACTGGGCGACCGGCACGGACCGTTCAATAGCCCGCACCCCGAAGGTCCGAACCACTGCCGAGTTGACCGGTGAATGGCACGGCATCCCCACCGCCGGACCTCTTGACTGCCCGACTGCCGTTCTCCCGATCGACCCGTATGTCCTTGGCGTTTGGCTGGGAGATGGGACAGCCGCCGGGGGGAGCGTCACGACCGCCGACGAGGCCGTCATCGAGCGCATCCGAGCGGCTGGATACCGAGTTGAACACCGGCCGAGCTACGGCCCCTACGGCTACTGGGTGTTCGGGCTCCAAGCCCAACTGAAGGCCCTGGGTGTGTTCAGAGACAAGCACATCCCCGCGTCCTACCTTCGAGCAGGCGCCGCCCAGCGACTCGACCTACTCCGAGGGCTCATGGACTCCGATGGAGGTGTCGAGCGATCCCGGCGGAACACCGGGCGGGTCTCGTTCACCAATCAGAATAAACGGCTGGCCGACGCCGTCGCCGAGCTGTTCGTGTCCCTCGGTGCGAAGGTGACCCGTGATGAGCGACCCTCCTCCCTTGGGGGGCGCCTGACCGGCGCCACGGCCTATCGGGCCTCTACTTCGCCGCCGTTCTGCCCGTTCCACCTTTCACGGAAAGCCGACTCGTGGGCAGACGATTCCAAGGGGTCCCTCACTCGACGAACTCGTGTAGTGCGCGAGGTCGTTCGGTGTGGGCCTCGCCGGGTCCGGTGCGTCGCCGTCGACTCCCCGAGTCACCTGTATCTGGCTGGCGAAGCCATGATCCCGACTCACAACTCGGAGCTGATCTCCCGCTACCTCGTGGTCTGGTTCCTCGGGATGTTCCCCGACCGCCAGGTCATCATCATCTCCTACAACCAGGAGAAGGCCGCGGAGTGGGGGCAATACACCCGCGACGTGATGAAGCAGATTGGGCCCAAGCTGTTCGGGTTGACGGTCGACTCGTCGAGTGACAGCAAGACCAACTGGAAGATCAAGGGGCACCGTGGCGGCGTGATGGCTGTTGGTGCCGACGGCACCCTGGCCGGTGTCGGCGGACACCTCATCGTGATCGACGACCCGATCAAGAATCGCGGCGAAGCCGACTCCGAGACCATCCGATCGTCGATGTTCACGAACTACGGCGGCAACATCCGCACCCGCCTCATGCCCGGCGGCACCATGATCCTCACGATGGCCCGCTGGCACGAGGACGACCTGACCGGCCAGATCGAGGCGAACACCCGCGAGGGCGGCGACCCGTGGGAGTTCCTGAACTTCCCGGCCATTGCCGAGGCACCCGCCGACGCAGATTCCGCCACGTGGCGGGATGCTCTCGGCCGAGCCGACGGCGACGCCCTATGGCCCGAGGTCTGGCCCGGCGACCGGCTACGCCAGATCGAGGCGTCCATCGACCCCTCGGACTGGGATAGCCTCTACCAGCAGCACCCCTCCTCGAAGGAAGGTGGCATGTTCCGGGTAGACGCCTGGAACTACATCTCGCCATCCGAGGCCGCTCGGCTGAAGCCCTACATGCGGCTCTGCCGCTTCTGGGACACCGCCGCCTCGAAGCGCAAGGGAGACTGGACCGTCGGCGCCCTCGTCGGCATCCTGCCCGACAAGCGGGTGTTCGTGTTTCCGCCGCAGCGGTTCCGCGAGGACCCTCATGTCGTGAAGCAGCGGATCAAGACCGCCGCGATCGGTGACGGCCAGATGGTCCCGATCCGCATGGAGCAGGAACGGGCCGGCGCCGGCAAGACCGTCATCGCCGACTACAAACTCGAACTGCTCGGCTGGGACTTCGACGGCGTCCGGGCCGAAGGGTCGAAGGAACAGCGCGCCAAGCCGTTCGCGAGCCAGCAGGGCATCGGCAACGTGTACCTCGTCGGCGACGAGCAAGACGAGTGGTGCCAGGCGTGGGTCGAGGAGTACCGGACCTTCCCGACCGGTCGCCACGACGACCAAGTGGACGCGGGTTCCGGCGCGTTCAACTACCTGTCGGCCATGCCGCCGATCGAGATGCCCGATCCGAGCCAACTCGTCGAGTTGCCGATTGCTCAGATGGCGATGGCCGGTGTTCCTGGCATGACGGGGGGCGGGCTGCTCGATGCGATCATGGGGCGCGGCGACCACGGGTTTACGCGGGCCGGACCTCCCATCGGGTGAACTCAACGCCTCGTAGATGCACCTCAACCGGCGTGAGTAGCCCGTAGGCGACCATCGACGCCTCCCCCGCCCGGTCGGCATCCAGGGCCATCCGTGGCAGCGGCCACCACCGGGCCTCGGCGCCGCACGGCACCGCACGGTAGGCGGGCAGCACCACCGTCTGCATCCCACGCACCGCCAACCCCACGTAGGCCGGGTGCTTCGCCAAACGGTCGAGCTCTGAGCCGAGCCGGTTCGCCCACCGTCCCCACCGTGCCGCCTGCTGTCGCTCCGCAGTCGTCGCCCCGATGGCAACGTGCGCCTGGGCCTCGCAGAAGCGCCGTAGCGCCTCCACAGCGGCCACAGGGCAGTCCGTGGCGAGCATCCGGCCGGTACGGAGCGTCCAGCTCGACAGCGGGGCTGTGAGCGCCACATGGAGGGCCAGATGTACGTCGTCCCTTGTGGACCCGCCGGACTCGACGAACCCGTCAGCCACCCAGCCCGGCACCTTCAACCGGAACGGCGATTCGGTCACATCTTCTCCCGCTGTGCCCGCTCACCCAGCTCCTCGAAGCCGGGGTCGCCCGCGCGGATCGTCACGGCCCGGCAGTCCGAGTGCTCGGGGTGGTCCTCGACGAAGGTGTTGTGGAACGCGCACAGCGACACGATGTTCGCGTCGACGTAGGCGCCACCGGAGCCGGACTTGCGAAGATGGTGCGGGGTGAGCGGCCCGGCGCACCCGCCAAGATGAGCCAGACGGCAGCCACCGTCCCGCTCAAACGCAGCCTCGGCCACCTCCCGCCGCCGCCGGCGCTCGGCCGGGGTCAACCGGCTCGCCCTCAGCCCCTTCCGCGAGCGCCGCTGCCACTCCTGGGCCTTGGCCGGGTCGCTCCGTAGCGGTTTCCTGCGCTTCACGACCCGGCACCGGCCAGCTTGTCGGCGAGCAACTGGTGGGCCTCGTCGAGCGTCGGCGCGTCGTTCGGGTGACCCGCCAGGCGGCGACCCATAAACCTGCGGCGGCGGGCAGCCTGCGGGCCCCACCGACTGATCCACTCCTCGAACATGCGGACGTTGCACTCAGGGCACGGCCGGACCGTGTCGTACCGCTTCCCCTTCAGGAACTCGTACTTGCCCGCCACCCATCCGTCGTCACAGTGGGTGCAGTCGGCCGGGTCGACCGTCGGAATCCCGAGGGCAAGCTGCTCCCGTTCACGCTCCCGAAGCACAGCTCCGACATGGCGCTGCATCCGCCCGACCGTCGGGAACTTCATGTCGTCGGTCCCGGTGGCGATGTCGACGGCCTCAGCGAACACGGCCGGGTCGACGCCCTGGAAGTGCTGGAACCAGAAGTCGATGTCGGCCTGGGACAGCTCGGTCCGCCAGTTCACCGCCATCGCGTGCATCCCGAGAGCGAGTTGTTCGATGTTCACCGCGGGCCTCCGATCGCCTGCTGCGGTTCACGGTTGAGCGCCGCCATGCGTTCCTTCAGTGACAGCGACGAGCCGCCGCCCGAGACCACGCCGACGATCGCCCCACGCGTCCGGCTCTCACGGTTGGCCCGAACGCGATGGACGGGCAACTCGTCGAGCCACCGCTGCTGGTTCAGCCACGTCGCCGGGTTCGCTGCCGGAGGGCAGAAGTCGACGTCGGGGTGGGCGCCGGCGGCGAGCCACGCCGCGTACTCCTCGACAGCCGAGATGATCTGCTCCGGCGGCACCCCAGCCTTCACCGCCTTGTCCCACGACCGGCGCGCGGCGCCCTTCCCAACGCGCTTGGGGTAGGCGCCCCAGAACTTGTCGAAGCGATCCGCGGCGATGGGGACTACAGGGGTTGACGGCTCACCTGACGGCTCCAAAGGACGGCTCTCTTGTACCCCGCAGATTGCGGGAGTCGCGACCCCCGCAGATTGCGGGAGGGGGTCCCCAGCAGATTGCGGGGGTCGCTCGTCGGCATCGACCCCCGCAGATTGCAGGGGTCGGTCCGGGTCGGTGATCGACGGGAACCGAAACAGGTTCGGGCGCATGTCCGAGCGGGTGCGAGTCGACCCGCCCTGGCGCACGTCTCGCTCCAGCTCGCCGTGCTCCTCAGCCCACCGCACCGCCCGCTCGTAGGTGTCGCGTGAGCAGTTAGCCTCGGCCATGACCCGCTTCACGTACACCCACCCCTCACCATCTGGGCCGACGTGGTTGGCGATCGAGATGAGCACGCAGCGCGTGGCCCCCGTCGAAGCCGAGTGGTCAAGCACCCACGAGATCGCCTGCACGGCCATCCTCATCCCCCTCCAGGTTGGGACCCTCAAAGTGCTCGGGGATCAGTCGCGTCGCCCGGCCGTCAGGCCACGGCACAAGCGCCCCACAAGGGCACAGCCACGCCTTGTTCTCGCGTGCCCGCAGAAGCGGAGCGTCGTCCGTCTTGCCGTGCAAGGGACGCTCGATGCGGTCCCCCGTCAGCCGGTCCTCGCGGACGATGAGTTCGTAGGCAACGTGGCCCGACTCAGGGCACAACTCGGACGCCACGACGGCCTCCTGCGGTGTCGGGGCCACGATCACCGCAGGAGGCTCATCGGGAGCCGCAGACGGGGCCGTGGGCGCCCCCTCGTTGGCGTACAGGTCCACGCCGATGCCGACCCGACCGAGTTGTTCGGCGGCGCGGAGCGTGGTGCCCGAGCCGGAGAACGGGTCGAGGACCAGATCGCCGGGCTGGGTGGAGAGCAGGATGCAGCGGCGGGGCAGCTCGATCGGGAACGGGGCGTGGTGGCCCTGTTCCTTCGCGTGGAGGTCGCCGCCGGGGGCGAAGTGCCACACGCTGCCGAGCATGTCGGGGTCGGTGGCGTGCTCGGGGTAGTACCGGGTCGCGACCCGGCGCTTCTCACCGTCGGATGGGACGAGCATGAGGATGGATTCGTGGGTGAGCAGCGGGCGCTTCACGTGCGCCGGCGACTGCCGTTCCCCCCGCCCGCCCTTGTCCCAGATGACGGTCATACGGAGCCGCCAGCCGTCCATGCGGAGCGCGACAGCGACTTCGGCCGCGACGTCGATCATCTGGCCCGGCGCGAAGGCGGCGTCGTAGAATCTGCCGTACTTGGGTCGCCCCTCGTAGCGGCCACCGGGCCCGTAGTCGCCGCCGGCGCCGCCGGATGCGCTCGACCGGGCCGACAGGTTCAGCCACCACGTCCCGTCGGGGCGCAGGACCCGCCGCAGCTCGGCGCCGACCATGAGGAGTTCGGTGCAGAACGCGTCGATGGACTCGGCTTGGCCGATCTCGGCGGGGTCGATCTCGCCGGTTTCGGGGAACGCCGGGTCGTAGACGCGCTGACGGGGATAGGGCGGACTGGTCACCACGCAGGCGACCGAGTGGTCCTCGATCTGGGGTGGCAGGTGGCGGGCATCGCCTCGGTAGATGGTCATGCGTAGCCCAGAACCTTCCGGTAGAGGGCGAGTGCCCATTCGCAGTCGCCCATCGCCGTATGAGCGTCGAACTGGTCGGGGTCGACGCCCATCGCCCGGCTCAACGCCTTGGAGTTGATCGGGTGCTGCTTCACCACGTCGGGCAGGTCATGGTTCAGACTGCCACCACGCAACCACCCGATGCACAGCGCCTCGATGTCGACGAGGTGGTAGTGCCACGCTGGCGTCTGCCCGTATCGCAGCAGCATCCGTCGTAGCCGCTCCTCGTCGAAAGACGGGACAGCGCCGAGCCAGTGGTAGCCGTCGGTCATCGCCTGGAACATCACGGAGAACGACGCGGGGTCCATCAGCTCGTCGGGACGCTTGCGGCGCTCTAGGAACCCGCAGATGTCGAGGGCGATGGGGTCGAGGTGGCTGCCGTCGATCGCCAACTGGAACACGTGCCGATCAAGCACGGTGTCGGCGCCGAAGTCGTAGCGCAGGATGCCGACCTCCCAGACTTCGTGGCGGTCGGGGTCGAGGCCGGTCGTCTCGCAGTCGACGATGGCGACACGGAACGGGTCGTAGATGGTCATGCGGAGCCTCCGGGGTTGGGGGTGTCCATGTTGTCACAGTCGATCCTGAGGCGCACGGCCTCGCTCCGACCGTGCTCGGTGAGCTCGTACCGCTCGACGCGGTTCTGGGTGACAGGGTCGGTGACGCGGTCGTGGACGGCGATCAGACCGGCCCGCTTCAGCTCGCTCACCCGCTTCCAGGGGGCGCGCTGGTGGCCGAGGCCGGCGAGGTCGGTGGCGCCGCTGGCGGTGAGATACACGCCGAGCCGGTCGGCACGGACGAACGCCCTGAGGACCCGGCCGCGGCTGTTGTCGGCGGTGATCTTGCGGGCTGCCTCATGCGAGGTCGTCGGGTCGCTGTTGCGGGCTGGTGCCGTGGTGATCTCGTCGAGTCGCTGGTGGTGTTCACGCCAGAACTCGATGATGGCGATGAGTGCCCTGCCTTCGGCCTCGGAGTCGACCCGGATTGACGGGCCAGGAAGCCAGGACGCTCGACCTTCGGCAACGACAGCGTGAGTGTGGACTGCTGTCAGTCCGGTCGGCACGACAGTCAGCGGTCCATCGTAGTCGAGGATAAACACGCTCATGGCTGCGGCTCCACGGGCTGCCAGTCGGTCACATTGCGGCGACGGGAGACGACCTCGACGTTGCGGTAGTAGGCCGAGCGTCGCCGGTGCCTGGCATCCATCTCGGCTAGGTCTCGGCTGGACCACGAGGTCGTGTTCGGTCGCCACTTGTCGAACATGTACTCGTACCGCACGCCCCATTCGACGGTCCCTTCTCCGGGTGGCGGGGCAGCGTCGAGAGCGTCAACGGCGGCGTCGAACTCCCGCTGCCAAGCCTCGTGCTCGTCGAGTTTCGCTGCTGCCGCGGTGTCGCCGTCGAGCGCCCACTGTCGATAGGCGCCGCGCGGGAAGTGGCGACGCTCGTCCTCGCGTAGCGCCCGCAGTCGTGCGCTCAGGTCGTCGGCCATCACCGCCTCCCGGCTTCGGAGCAGTTGCGGACCGCGACGTTCTCGGCCTTCTGGACCGCCACCTTCAGGTCCTTCGCGATCTGCTGGCTGGACTTGCCGAACCGCTCGCCGGTCATGGCGGTGTCGACGAGCTTGCGGATGTCGTCGCACAACGCCTCGACGGACTCGGCGGCGCCGGCCTTCATGCAGTCGTGGAGCGCCGAGCAGTAGGTCTTGATCGTGCGGAAGTTGGTCGTCGGCTCGACCTTGGCGAGCGCCGTCGCTAGCGACAGGGCCTTCGACGAGTAGGGAGCGGCGTGCTTCGGGTTTATCACGGGTGGTTGCCTCCAGGGCGGGTGGTCATGTATGGTGCGCGAACGCGAGACGGTGTACGGCCGGTGCAAGCTGTTGGAGTGAGCCTCTAGGGGCAGCGAGCACAAGCCGGTTCGGACACCGGAGAGCCGGGTTCCTTTCCGGGGTGGTCAGGACCCGGCTCTCCTCGCGTCCAGGGCTAGAAGGGCTCCTCCCCGCCGCCCCAGTCCTCGTCGAACGGGCCGGGCTGCTGCTGGCGGGAGTTGGACTGTTGACGCCCGCCGTTGTCGTCGACCCCTCGGCGCTCGGCGCGCTCGATGTGGGCGGTGGCGAAACGCAGGGACGCGGCGACCTCGTCGGCGACGATCTTCACCTTCGATCGCTTGTCGCCGTTGTCGGTCGTCCACGTGTCCTGGTTCAGCCGGCCGTGGACGACGACGCGGTTGCCCTTGACCAGCGACTCGCCGATGTTCTCGGCCATCTGACCGAAGCAGGTCACGTCGAAGAAGGACACGTCCTCGTCCCACTCGTTGGTCCGCTTGTTCAGCTTCCGGTAGTTGACGGCGACGCCGATCTCGGCGACGGCCATGCCGCTGTTCGTGAAGCGCAGCTCGGGGTCTCGGGTGAGCGAGCCCATAATGGTGACGGGTGCATCGTTCATTGGTGGTGGTTCCTCCAGGGTTGGGGTTAGAAGGGTTCGGTGTCGGGTTCGCCGGGCTCGTCGTCGAACTCGGTGGCTCCCGTGTTCGGGTCGATGTCGGTGTCGACGCCCGGCGGTTGCGAGAACGGCTCGGCGGCGCGGAGCATGTCGTCCCACTTGGCGAAGTTGTCGCCGTCGAACTTCAGGATCGACATGCGGGTCTCGGCCAGCCAGGACCGCACCGAGTCGCGCATCTCGTCTGGCAGCTTCGAGGTTCGTTCCTTCATGGCGTCGTAGGTCCGGCGCATCTGCTCGGCGCCCTCCCAGCCGCGAACGGTGGCGAACTTCTCGGGGTCCGCCTGGTACTCGGCCTGGAGCGGATCGACGGGCACGTCATCGGAGTCCGACGGGCGCTGCTGACGGGAGCCGGAGCTGCGGCCACCGCGACTCCGCGACGTGTCGGAATCGCCCTGGCCGTTCGACCGCTCGAAGTGATGTTCCTCGGGGTCGGGGAGACCGGTCGGGATGGTGAGGCCGTTCAGGTAGAAGGTACGCAACGCCACCGACTGCGCCTGCGTGGTGGCCTTGTCGGAGGTGTCGGACGACTCGCCGATCGCCTCGCCCTCGAAGTAGTCGCCCTTCGGGCCGGTCACCCGGTAGCGGGCCGTCACGATCGCCTCGTGCATGATCTTGTTGTTCGACGTGGTGAAGTCGCGATGGCGAATCTCGTGAGAGATCGGAACCACCGAGACACCGTGCTTGCGTAGGACCGGACCCACGATGTTCAGCACGTCGTCGATCCCCCGGTAGTTGTAGTTGGCGGCGTTGGCACCCTTCTGCTCGGTGCGTCGACTCTTGCCGATGTAGAGCACGTCGGCCATGACCCGGCTCCACGCCTGGTGGACCGGAATCTGATCCCACTCGGAGAGATCGGCTTCCATCTCCGGCTCGGCCACGGTCTCGTCCACCGGCGCCGGTTCTTCGGCCGGCTTCTGGGCCTTCGCTCGCTCTGTCATGTTCACGCCTCCTCGGCGGTGGGGGACTGGGGGGTCGTCGTGTCCGGCAGGCGGGGCACCTTCGCCATGACCGGCTTGTCGAGCGTGTCGCAGAAGTCGTCAGGGTCGAAGCCGAGGCCGCGCAACCCGGTCCACTGGCCCGAACCGACAGGCTTCTCCTGGCCGACCCTCCAGCCGAGCGAGCCGGTGATCGGCAGCGCCGCCGACAGGTTCGCGAGGAGATCGTCGACGACCTTCACCGGTTCGCCGATCTCGCCGGTCTCGGGGTCGATCAGCGACTTCATCACGATCGCCCGCAGCAGCTTCTCGGACTCCCAGTTCTTCCGCTCGAACCCGGACTCGACCTCGACCATGCCGAGACCGTCGATCATCTGCTTCGGCTTGCCCTTGCGGGGCTCGCCGTCGCCGGTCACCCAGCCGCGCCGGATGAGCACGGCGATGTCGGTCTTGGCGGTCCGCTCGATGTCGTTCAGGTCGGCCTTCAGCGCGGCGACTTGCGCGGCCCCCCACGACAGGCCGACGGTGTCGCCGGCCTCGAACATGGCTCGCTCCTGGTCGAGCAGGGAGCCGAGAGCTTCGCGTAGCGCCCGGATCGGCGCCAGGTCGGGCGCCCCGCTCGGGGTGGCGGGTGCGGCGTCGAGTGGGACGGGGTGGTTGTTGGTCATGGAGCCTCCGGGGTGCTCAGGGGGTGGGTGGTCACGTACTGGCCGACGGTTCGCAGCAGCACGGTTGCCGGGTGGTCCCCGGCGATGGGGGTGGGGAAGGTCTGGTACTGCTCGGCGATGATGGTCAACAGCGCGTCGAGCACGTGGATGGGGTCGAACTCGGCACCGCAGCGGGCGAGCAGGCCAAGGTACTCGGGGCTGTCGGTGCCGTGATGGTAGGCGGCGTCGAACAGGTCCCGCAGGATCGACGCGACGACGGTGACTTCCTCGGGGTCGGCGGATCGGTGAGCCGGTTCAGCCATCGTCATACCTCGGCCTCCCGTAGAGACACGTGGAGCCGGAGTCCGTCGTGGGTATCGGCGAACACTCGGACGGGCTTCCCTACGTGGTTGCGGATGGTGTCGATGGTGACGGCGAGATCGTCGGACCGGTTGACGGTGGCCTCGGCTACGAACCCTTGGAGGATCGTTCGCCGAAACTCCTGGCGACTCGGGTACATCATCATGCGCTCGCCGCCTTGGCCGCAGCGAGAAGCACCTTCCAGGTCTCCGGGTGTCGTTGACGCAGCAGCGTGTCGGCCTTGGCGTGGAAGTGGTGTCGTCCTCGACCGGCGAGGCTGTCGTCGGCTCGAAGTCGCTCGACCTCGGCCTCCCACTCGTCTCGGTACTTCTCGCGCATCATGCCGCGAGCCGTGTTCCGGGCCCGGCTGTAGGACTTGTAACGGCCGGGGTTGGCGGCGCGCCACTCGCGCATCCGCAGCCGGGCGTTTGGGTCGTCGGCGCTCACTGGGGGGCATCCTCGTACATGACCTCGCCCGTGGCGGGGTCGCAGTAGCGCAGGGCGAAGTCGTCCCAGAACTCGCGCTCGGGGTCGGCCGGCGTGTCGACCTCGGCCTGGGCCTCGAAGCGGTCGGTGCGCTCGGTATCGCTGTCGGTCAAGGGTGTACCTCCGTGGGGTTGGGGCGCGAACGCGCCTTCGGCGTGCAGTCGGTCGTGGCTGGTGGCGTCCTCCCACGCCTCGGCCTCGGACGAGTAGGTCGAGCCGTCGTCCAGCTCGCCATGCTCGTCACAGGTGACGGCCCAGGTGTCGGGGTCGACGATCGTGTGCTGTTCGTAGCTCGGTTCTCCGAACGGGGCGTGTGCTCGGACCATCACGACTCCCGTCCGAGCACGGTGGTCGCGTACCACGCCGACCTCACCGGCAGCGGGTCGTAGGCCAGACATAGGACACCGAAGTCGAGCTCGTCGGCGTAGTCGGCTCGGGCACCTTCCTCGGTGTCGTAGCGATCTACGACCCCCCGGCCATCCGGGTCGGTGTCCATCACCACCACCCAGCCGCCTTCGGCTGTGTGCTCTCGCACGTACTCGGCGGCAGCCTCGTAGCTCGGGTGGAATGAGATGCCGAAGGGCGGATGCACATAGCCACCCCCCGACGGATAGCACTCGGGTCCAGTCGGAGGAATCCATGCCATCCACGCGCTTCGACGGCGGACGACAGCGGGGAGCGCCTTGTCGATGTGGCGCGGCGGGCCACCGGTGCTCACCGGGAGAGGGGGAGGGGCGGCGCTCATCGAGCGGCCTCGGCGAGCGCGTCGGCGACGTAGCGGCGGGCGGCGTCGGGGTCCGACGGGAACCGGTCGACAGCGGCCCGCCACGCCTCGGTGACCTCGGACTCGGGGAACTCGCGCTCGGCGGTCGACGGGTTGCCCGACTCACCCGAGTAGGCATCGTGGAGCCGGTTCAGCGGGCAGTACCCGTTGCCGTCGTCGCCGGCCTCGCACATGGCGCCGCACACATCGCAGTAGCCGTAGCCCTCGCCTTCGTCGGGCGCCCGGAACACGACCGGCAGGGTGAAACCGGGCGGGTAGCCGCACGACGAGTCGAACTCGTAGTGGACGTCGACCACGGCGCCGTCGGGCCCGTCGTAGGGCGCGGAGTGCGCTGAGACCTCGTAGGTCTGGGCCTGGGCGATCAGCAGCTCGTGGTCGGCGTCCGGGTTGTCGTAGGTCAGCCAGAAGTCGGCTTCCCGGTCGACCATGTCGCCCTCGCGCAGCTCGCCGACGGTGAGGAACGTGACCGGCGTGTCGTCGTCATACGGGTCGGGCGAGTAGGTGATGGCGTGGCTCCGCAGCCGTTCTATGCCGATGCCGAACCGCTCACCCTTGGCGTTCACGTACTCGGCTCGCCCGCGCCACGAGAGCATGTCGTCGTAGAGACCGGCCATCTGGCACAAGCCGGTCAGTCCTTCGGCCGGGCCGATCGGCGGGTAGATGTCGTGCTCGAAGTGGAAGTAGTAGCCGGGGGCGGTCACAGGTCCACGTCCCCGAGGATGCGGAGCGCCCGGTACTCGTAGTCGGCCATGACCTCGACCGCCTCGACGTCCTCCCAGCCGGAGCCGTCGTCGTCGCCCGTGATGACCTCGACCCAGCCGGTCGGCGGAATCCAGACCTCGACGCGGACCTGGCTGCGGGTGACGGCCGTCCGCAGCCGGGTCCCCAAGGCACGGGGCGACTCGGTTGAGCGGTAGCCGACGATGCGGACGTAGCGGCGGTTGTCACCAGCGCATGATGATGTACCCGAGAGGCCGTGGTTCCCGCCGTCGGACCAGTGGAACTCGGTGAGGGACAGGTCGTTCACGGTCGTCACCGGGCACCGCCGAACAGGGTGGCGACGACGGTGGCCGGGGTGGGCTCGCGCCAGTCGGGGTGGGCGCCGACCGGCCGGGTGCGGCGGGTGAACTTGGCGTAAGGGCCTCGCGGCCGCATCGGTTCGTGTTCGGTGGAGAACAACATGGGGTGGAGCCTTTCGGGTGGGGTGGATTGGGGTGGTGAGTGAAACCTTACGCTCACCGGGCGGCGGGCGCAAGGGGGTGGGTCAGGTCTAGGGCAGGATGCCGCGGATGCAGAGGAAGCAAAAGGTCACGTCGGGGACGCCGTCGCCGTCGTACTGGGTCTGGGCCGGCGTGCCACGGTAGGTGTGCCCGCAGGCGTCGCAGTGGAACGCGCTGGTCGCGTGGCGCCCCTTGTGGGCCAGGTCGAGCACGCACCGCCCGGTCGTCATCGGGTGGCAGCACGTCGTCGCCGGATCGGCCATCTCGACCACCGCCCGATCCCAGTGCGGCGCCCAGCCGACAAGCCGGAAGCCTCGGGCCTCCCAGTCGAGCAGATCGGATCGGGCGACCATGACGGTCATCGGTTCTTCCTCCATTCCGCCACGTGGCGGATCGCGTCGACCGCGAGGAACGCGGCCGGGTAGAGCAGGCAGACGAGCAGGGCCTCGGTCCATCGGGGAAGGGTGGTCACGAGTCGCTCTGGCTGTTGACGGTATTGGCCCGACGATCCCGCAGACGGTCCCTGATCTCCCACCCGCCAGCCGCCAGCAGAATCAACACCGCAGGGAACGTGTCGCCCACGTGCGCCAACTGCCACCTCACGGCAAGAGCCCCGGACCGTCGTAGCCAATCCCGGCCAAGGTTGCCCGCATGGTGAACCCTGACGGGTCGGCTCCCTCGAAGCGGACCGCCTGCCACGATGACCGCCAGTAGGCGCACGCCTCCAGCTCGCCGACGGTCACGAGATACACGGGGACCAGCGCCCGCCCGCCGGCGTTGCGCCATCCGCCGCAGTAGGTGAATCCGTCCGCGGCGTCGCGGATGGTCTCGAAGGTCTCGCGGGCGTCCAGATACCCCGGCTCGCCCCGCAGGTACGGCGCGCCGGTCCCGAACATGTCGGGCGCCCGGTAGCGGAACACGTCGCGCCACCCGTGGGCCCGGAGCCACGCGAGACCGGCCGCGACGCTCACGGGGTCCAGAGGGATCGGGCCGCGCTCGCGGAAGGCGTCGAGTAGGTCGACCGCCTCGGCCGGGGTGAGGTTGGATCGGTGGCGCGGCTCGAAGCCTCGCGCCACGCTCGCGACCTGCTGGGCGAACGCCTTACAGTCGCTCGCGGCCCAGGTCGGGGAGTCGGCGACCATACCCCGCCAGCGGCGGAACGTGGCCGACGTGGTGACGGTGCGCCCGGTCATCGGGCGACCAGATCGGGCAGTTCGGGCGCCGTGGCGGTCCGGGCCGACTCGGCGAGGCTGACGGCGTGGGCGTGCGCCTGGGCCGCTTCGCGCTGGGCCGCGGCGGTGGCCCGTTCCCACGCGTTGCGGTGGCAGGCGGTCAGGGTCTCCGGGGTGAGGATCGCGGCGGCGAGCGCCGACAGGTAGCGCCGCACCTTGTCGCGGCCGTTGTCGGTCATGCCAGGGAACGTCCACGCGTCGACGGTCGCGAATCCGCCGCGGGGTTGCCAGGTGAGCACGGTGCCGCCGCGCTCGGAATCGTGAACCCTGTACGCCTCGCGTTCGGCGCGGACAGTGAAGGTTCGCCCGCTCGGCTCGCCCGTAAACGTGTTCAGGTCGACGTGGCGGCGCCGGTTCACGGTCACGGCGTCGAAGGTGAACGCGACCACGGCGCTCACGCGGTCGGCGGGGTGGCCCGTGGCGGCGCCGTAGATGGCCGAGACGGTCAACCCCTCGAAGGTGGCGCCCGTGTCGGGCAGGTCGGCCAGTAGCGGGGCGAGGTCGGGGACGGGGATCGGGGTGGGCATGGGGTGAACCTTTCGGGGTGTCCGGGGTGGGGTGGATCGGGTCTAACGGTAGTCGGTGAGCGTTACGGAGTCAAGAGGCAAGCCGGCGCCGCACATCGGCGGGCAGCTCGCGAAGGTCGGCGAGGTCGGCCGGGGTGGCCCAGGCGGGCCCGTGGTCATTCCGCCACGTGGCGGAATCGCGTAGCCACCACGCGGACCGGTCGCGGTCGTCGGCGGTCACTGGTCGTCACCGTCGATGATGACGGCGCCGCAATGGTCACAGTCGAGCGGCCCGTCGGAATCGCCGGAGTGTCCCCACGCGATCACAGTCCACCCGTCCCCGTCGAAGGGTGCGCCGGCGCCATCGCCGGACACGCCCGCGGGGTGGCACGGGTTCGCGGGATCGGCGGCGCACCGCTCGCACAAGGTCCCCCCGTCGTCGGTGACCGCGTAGACCCGATACCCCATAGCGTCGGGCACGGGGAGAATCGACGGGTGACGCCCGGTGACGACGTCGGCGGGCAGCGCGGGGCACGGGGCCCACGGGTTGCCCAGGTCGGCGAGCATGGCGGACCGCAGTGCCCGCAGGGAGTCGGCGAGCGGACCACCCGCGCACGCGGGCACGTCCTGGGTCGGGTTGCCGTTCTCGGCGGCGAGTTCGTGGCAGTAGGTCGCGGCGACGGACTGGGGCACGATGACGGCGCCGGGCACCCAGCGGGCCCCATCGGCGAGCACTTCGGCGGACGTGTAGCGAGCCGCGATCCATTCGAGCGCGGGACGGGCCGACGGGCCGACGATCGGTACGAAATAGGCGGGCCCGTCGGCGAGAGTGAGACGGGAAACGGTCGGGGTGGGCATGGTCCTAAGCCTTTCGGGGTGGGGTGGGGTGGGTATCGGTCGGGGTGTCGGTCTCGGGTTGGCAGGCCGCGGCGTATGGGGCGAGAACGCACGCGATGACGACGAGCACGCCCAGGAAGGCGACCACGTAGCCCGCGGCGTCGCCCAGCAGACTCAGCATGGCGACAGGACCCAGACGGGCGCGCCGTGGTCGGTCACGTATTCGTCGGTGTCGGGGTGTCGCTTCACCTCAAACAGTAGGTCGGGGTACGGGTCGCCGGATTCCGCGGGGTCGGCGTAGAACAGCGCCATGCTTGCCGACCAGTCAACGCACGGTGTCGCGCCCGAGTCGGTGTCATCGGCGAGCCGGAACCCGTGCCCGTGGTAGGCGCTCTCGAACTCGGCGACCGCGTCGGCGACCGTGTCGAAACGCGGCGCCGGCTCGGCCCAGTCGGGCGCGGCGTAGCTGTCGCCGCCGTGCCAGTGAGCCCATACGGGGCCCGTGGTGGGGTCGGTCCGCCCGTAGGCGATTCGGTCGAAGGTGTCGAGCGTGCTGAACATGGTGTCAAGCTTTTGGGGTGGGGGGGGGGGTAGGGGTGGGGTCGTCATGCCAACCGCGCTCGGGTGACCATGCAACGGGTCCGGTCGCTAGGTCCGCCCATGCGGGTCGGGTCGTCTTGGACACGTTCGCGCGGTACTCGCGCTCGGCGACCGGCTCGGTACGTGGCGCGATGGTCAGAACTGCCGATCCCTTGTAGGACACGCGACCACCGTTGACGGTCGACACGTCCACGGTGGAGAACATCCGCCGCAGCTCCACCGAGTCACCCGCGAGAGCATGAGGCCACGGGTGAACGGTGACCGCCGAGATCATCGGTCCGTAGCACACCTCGCCACCGGTCGCCGAGTAGTCATGGCGGATGCGATCGCCCACCCGTAGCGCCACCGCGTACACGGTCCGCTCAGTGAAGGTGAACGCGGGCAGGGAGTCGACCGGCTCGGTATCCGCAGAGAAGCGAGCATCGCGCGCGCCCAGATCACCAGCCGAGACCACGCCATCATCGGCAGTTGCCGACATGGAAACGCCCGCCCGAACCTGGGCACGCATCAACGCCCGCCCAGCGGCCTCAAAGTCGGCCCGACCAGCAAACAGGGACACATCTAGCAGCGCCTCAGAAACGCCCCGGCTGTAGTTCGGGCCGAACTGGCACAGTGGCAGCAGTGCATCCACGATCGGCCACCAGTCGGCTGGGACCGACAAACACACTGTCTCCCCGATACCGTGCCAAGGAACGGTGCGGTCGTTTGTCTCCATTTCAGTCCATCCCTTCGCAATCATCCGCGCAGCGTCCTTGCCGTTGTGTTTGGTGGAGTGAGCCATGTGCGTAGCGTACCTGAACCCGGTGAGCGTTACAAGTACCCTGAACAGGGAATCGAGCCGAACCTCGGCCCCACAAACTCGGCCCGTTCCCTCAAGAAACCAAACTCGAAGCCGGCAGCACAGCACTCGCCCCTCCCCCTTCCTCCCACCCCTAGCCGTAGTACGCTTCCGGCCGTTCCACGACCATGTTTCACGTGAAACAGCCCACGGAGAGTGCCGGTCCGACCACTGTCCCGGTCCAGGCCCTCCTCGAACCTCCGGCTCCGACCCTCGGGACCTGGCGTGGAGCGTTACTCGCAACGCTGTGACCTGCGGTTCTCTAGATGTAGTACGCCAAAACACGGGCTGAGACCCATCTGTAGTACGGCTCCCTGCGAGGGCTGCGGCGAGGGCTGCGGCGAGGGCTGCGCCCTGGACATGAGGACTCTCCGAACATCGAGCGCCGCTCGTTAGGACCCCGGACTCGGTCCTCCCGCCGCGCCCTTCGGTGGTGGAGCCGCCGGCGTGAGTAGACGCTTTTTCGGGGGGTCCCGAGCCTTGGCAGGGGGCCGCATCTGTAGTACGGTAAGGGGGTGCTCACCACCTCCCTGCTCCTGCTGTGCGTCATCTCCAGCCTCCGGCTCTACCGTGCCGAATGCGGGCTGCGAGACCTCGATCGCACCATCCGCGACCTCAATGCCGAGACCGCCCGGCTCGACGACCGCCTCTCCGACCTGGAGTACCGCGACAGCGTCATCCGACCGATGATCGTGCGCTCCGACCATCCCCACGGCTCCACCGTCCCTGCCTCCCACCGACTACCGCCGCCTCGGCCCGCTTCTCCGGGGGCGGTCGAGCCATGAGTAACGACCACCGCTCCGACTCGGCGCCCGCCCGCCGGCCCGCTGTCGTCGTTCGCGGGGTGCTCGGCTGGGGCAACTACGACAACGGCACCAACAGCCAGCTCAACCTCTACGGCCCCGGTGGTCGGTGGAGCGACAACGGCCTCGGCGGACCGCACGGCGACCTGCTGGCCGAAGCCCTGGAGCGCGAAGGACTCGACGAAGGCACCCGGCTCGTGATCGTGGCGCTACCCCGGTTCTGTGCCCTCGACGCCGACGAGATCGAGACCGCCGTCCGCAAGATGGTCAAGACCGATGGCTGACCGCCCCACCGGCCGGGCGCTGATCCGTCACGCGGTTCCGGCTGTCGCCAAGCGCCACCGCTCCCCAGCGGTCACCCGCGCCGAGCTGGTCAGCTACACCGGCCTCTCCAAGACCGTCGTCCAATCCCATCTCTCGGCCCTCGTCGCCGCCGGCGAGCTCGTCGTGTCCCACGCCCCCCGAGGCAACCTGCCCGCCCTGTACGCCCCCCCCCCCCCCCCCCC